ATGGTGCCCCGTCTCGTCTACATCATCGGCCAGCCCGGCGCGGGTAAGTCCCAGCTCATGGCCCGCCTCACGCTGCCGTTCCAGCGCATCAGCGTCCCGGCGGACGACTACGTGGGCGTGGCCCACGACCAGCTCGTCCGCGAGCTGTCGCCCGAGGACGGCGCGGCGGGAACCATCCAGATCATCGGGGCCGAGATCGGCGTGCGCCGTCCGGCGTTCGGCGGCACCGACGCGCTGCCGTCGGCGGTCATCGACAAGGCGGTGCCGTGGGTGGCCCTGCGCCCGTACCCCCTGCTGCTCGCCGAGGGCGCGCGGCTGGCCAACCGGCGGTTCCTGGACGCCGCCCTCGGGGCCGGGTACGCGGTCACCCTGGTGCTGCTGGACCACGACGACGCCGAGGCGTGGCGGCGCAAGCGGGCCAAGCAAATCGGGCGCGACCAGAACGCCTCCTGGGTCAAGGGGCGGCTGACTGCCAGCCGCAACCTCGCCGAGCAGTTCCGCAATGTGCCCGGCGTCCAGCTCATCCAGGGCGCGCCTGACGACGTGTTCGAGCAGGTGCGCAGCGTAATCTCGGCCTGATGAGCACCAACCCGTTCGCCAAGCGCAAGCGGACAGGTGCGCCCAAACCACCCCCGCTGCCCCAGCCCGAACCCATCGAGCTGCCGCCGTCCGAGTACGCCGCCGACGAGCCGCACCGTTTCGAGGAGACTGACCGGCCCGTCCCCGATGTCTGGACCGACGACGGGATGCTGGACGACGCCCGCGCGGCGCTGATCTATGAGCAGACCAAGGACTGGCCTGACGAGCAGCGCACGGCCATGCTCGTCAGCCTGCGGGCGGCGATGGTGCGCGCCGAGGTCAAGACGAAATACCGCCACCCCGGCCACCTGGCGGCGGCGTGTGACCCGACGTACACGCTGACCCCGGCGCTGGACCTGGTGGGCACCGCCATCGAGGCCGTCCTGAACAGCCCGCACAAGATCAACCTGCTCATCACGATGCCCCCGCAGGAGGGCAAGAGTACGACCGGCTCGGTGTGGACGCCGCTGCGTGCGCTCCAGCTCAACCCGAACCGCCGCATCATCCTGGCCACCTACGCCGACGCCCTGGCCGAGATGCACAGCCGCACCGCTCGCGGGTGGATCGAGTCGCACGGCACCGACGTGATGGACGGCCTGACCGGCATGACGGTGCCCGACCGCATCGGCCTCAAGCTCGCGGCGGGCAACGCCAAGGTGTCGCACTGGGGCGTGGAGGGCGGCAACGGTGGCCTGTTGGCCGCTGGCATCGGGGCGCGGATGACGGGTATGCCCGCTGACCTGATGATTATTGACGACCCGTTCAAGAACGCGGTGGAGGCCGACAGCGCCACGCACCGCGCCAAGGTGGACACCTGGTTCTCCACGGTCGCGCTCACCCGCCTCGCGCCCGACGCCAGCGTCATCCTCATCCAGACGCGGTGGCACCCCGAGGACCTGGCGGGCAAGATTCTCGCGGGCGAGAAACTGCTACCGCGCGAGGAGCGGACGTGGCGACACATCAACATCCCGGCCATCGCCGAGGAGGGCATCAAGGACGCGCTGAAACGTCCGCCGGGCACGCCGATGGTGTCGGCGCGCGACACGCCCGAGGCCAAACGGAACTTCCCGATGACGCGCAAACAGGTGGGCGAGCGCACTTGGTACGCGCTCTACCAGGGGTCGCCGACCAACCCGGCTGGCGGCATTTTCCAGCGCGCATGGTTCGACCCCCGTCTGCCGCAGCCGCCGGACTACCCCCTCGCCACGCTCGTCGGCGTGGACCCCGCCGACTCGGGTGAGGGCGACGAGGCGGGCATCCTGGCCGGGTCGCTGTACGCCGAGGGCGGGCAGGCCAAGGTCGCGCTGACCCACGACCGCAGCGGGCAGTACACGTCCGACCAGTGGGCCACCATCGCCGTGACGCTGGCCCTGGAGGTCGGTGCGCGCATCCTGGCCGTGGAGGGCTACACGACAGCCAAGACGTATCTGCGGGTGGTGCGCCAGGCGTACACCGCGCTGCACAACGAGGCGGTGGCCAAGCGGGCGCGCGGCGAGCTGCTGACGCCCGTGGAGCAGCGAGCCATCCCCGACATCCCGCCGTTCATCATCAAGCCGTGGCGCGGGCCGTCCAAGGCCGACGCCATCGCGCGCTCGGGCGCGCTGTCGCAGTCCATCGAGGTGGGCCGGGCGCGCACCGTGGAGTTCGTCATGCGCGTGTTCGAGGAACAGGCGTGCGACTGGATGCCCGGCCAGCACCAGCCCGACCGGGTGGCGGCGGCGGTCATCGTCCACGACGAGCTGATGGAGCTGGCCGGGGGCCAGATGACGGTGGCCACGCCGGTCAACCGGACGCCCGCCGCGCCGCCGCCCTGGATGCGCCGCCGCATCGGTTAGTTAGCTGACAAAGGCGCTGACCTGCTGGCCAACCTTGGCGGCATGTTTGCTAGTCGCCCAGCTTGGCCATGACCTCGGTGCGGTAGCTCGTCACCGGCAGGATGGGCAACCCGAGATGCTGGCAGACCACCGCGCCGACGATGGCGGCGTCCCCCTCGTTGTTGTCGCTGATGTCGGCCTCGGGGAACAGCTTGATGGCGGCGGCGAGCACCTGGTCCTTGGACGCGGTGCCCTTGCCGGTGGCGAACTTGGCCCGCGCCGTCGGCGCGACGATGGTGAGGGGCACGTCGTACTCCTCGCACAGCGCGATGACCTCGCCCCAGACCCACGCCAGCACCCACGCCGAGGCGTTACCGGCGGTGTAGGCCAGCCCCTCCATGCCGACGTGCTCGGGGCGGTCGTCCTTGAAACACCACTCCACCTGGTCGATGAGCGCCCGAACGCGCCGGGCCATCGCGCGCTTGGACTTGTCGGCGGTCGGTTTGGGCGCGCTGACGCGGCACACCTGGATGCCGAACCGCACCGGCTCGTCGGGCTGCCGGGGCGGGTTCTGCGGGGGCCACGTCGCCAGGTCGATGAGTGCCAGCCCCGTGCCGGTCAGCGAGGTGTCAATCCCGAGGATGCGCATGGCGTCATGTTACCCGAGCTGTTCGGGATAGTCGTACCCTTGTCGCATGACCCTCGTCGTTCTGCTCGTCTGGTTCCTCGCCGTCGCCCGCGTCACGCGGCTCATCAACGCCGACAGCATCCTGGACCGCCCCCGGCTGTGGGTGGCCGGGCGCGCTGTCGATGCCCGGCGAGACGCCACCGAGGCCGACCAGCTCGGCCAGGCCGTTCGGTTCGTGCTGCTGGACCGCCGGGCCAAGCGGTGGGAGACGTTCTTGGCGTTCCTCCAGTGCCCGTGGTGCGTCGGCATGTGGCTGGCCCTGCTGTCGGCGTGGGCACCGATGATCCTGCTGTCCTGGTTCTCGCGCCCCTGGTACCTGGACGTGGTGGTCTACCTCGCGCTGGCGCTGGCGTGCTCGCACCTGGTCGGTGTGTCGGCCCGGTTCGCCGACACCGAGGAAATCAGCATTGAGGACGATGACGCTGCGTAGCACGGGCACCGGCTAACCTGCTCACATGGCCCCGTCTACTCTGCGCGTCGTCCGCCGTCCCAAGGGCAGCGCGCCGCGCCGGGCGCTGACCGCTGCATCGCAGCCGGTGGACCCCGGCAAGACATCGCCGCGCACCGCCGTCGGCAACATCGGGCGCTCGGACTGGCAGGCCGAGGCGTGGGACTTTCTGGACACCGTGGGCGAGCTGGGTTATGTCGTCGCGTGGATCGCCGCGTCGGTCAGCCGCGTCAAGCTCATCGCCAGCGAGATCGACCCGAACACCGGGTTGCCGACCGGCGGGCTGGCCGAGGACGCCAACGGCAACCTGACCGCCGAGCAGCAGCGCGTGGCCACCATCGTGCGCTCCATCGCGGGCGGGCCGCAGGGCCAGTCCCAGATGCAGAAGCGCGTAGCGGAATGTCTCTACGTTCCCGGCGAGCACTGGCTGGCCATCCTGGACCGAGGCAACAAGTTCCCCGACGGCACCCCGATGCTGGACTGGTACGTCGTCACGCGCGACGAGTGGCGCAAGCGCACCACCGGCAACAGCGTCGGCGACGTGGAGGTGGACCTGCCCGACGGTGAGAAGCACATCGTGGTGGGCGGTCGGGACCGCTTCATCCGCGTGTGGAACCCGCGCCCGCGCAAGGCCAAGGAACCGCACAGCCTGGTGCGCTCGGCGCTGGACCCCCTGCGCGAAATCGTCCGCACCACAAAGAAAATCAAGGTTGCCGACAAGTCCCGGCTGATTGGCAACGGCGTGGTGTTCCTGCCCGCCGAGATGTCGCTGCCCGCCGCCACCGCGCCGATTGCGGACAACCAGCCCGGCGCGCCCATCCCCGTCGTCCAGGGCGTCGGCGCTGCCGACCAGCTCGCCAACCTGATCTATCAGCAGGCCGTGGCGGCGGTGGAGGACGAGGACAGCCAGGCGGCGGTCGTGCCCCTGCTGGCCACCGTGCCGGGCGAACACCTCGGCAAGATTTTCCATCTCAAGATCGGTGATGAGGTCACCGAAATCGAGATCAAGAAACGCAACGACGCCATCGCCCGCCTGGCGATGTCGCTGAACATCAGCCCCGAGCGCCTGCTGGGGTTGAGCAAGGGCAATCACTGGAGCGCGTGGGCCATCGGGGACGAGGATGTCCAGACCCACATCAAACCCATCATCGAGACGCTGGTGGCTGCCATCAACCGCGAGGTCATCCGCGTGGTGCTGGAGCGCGAGGGCATCGACGCCAGCAAGTATTGCCTGTGGTACGACGCCAGCGGGCTGACCGCCGACCCCGACCTGACCGACGAGGCGAACAAGGCGCGCGAGCTGGGTGCCCTGCGCAACGAGGTGTACCTGCGGATGCTCGGCCTGCCCGAGGACGGCGGGCACGACCTCACCACGCTGGAGGGCGCGCAGGCGTGGGCGCGCGAGGCCATCATCCAGGACCCCACGCTCATCACCACGCTCGCCCCGCTGCTGGACGGCGAGCTGGCCGAGATCGAGTGGCCGACCCCGCAGCCCGCGTTGCCGCCGGGCAACGAGGAGGACCCCGACGACGAGGACACGACCGGCGGCGCGCCGAACACCGAGGGCGACGACCCCGAGGACGAGGCCAGCGTCACCGCTGCGGTGCTGCCCTCGCGCGCCGAGTTCATCCTGGCCGAGCGTCTGCTGACCAGCCGCGCCCTGGAGCTGGCCGGTAAGCGCCGTTTCAGCATCAGCGACCGCGACCAAAAGGCACGGCTGCGCGGGCTGGCCCCGCACGATTACCACCGCGTCATGGGGCCGGTCGCCGCCGCCGAGGTGCCCAAGCTCATCAGCGGATGGGACAACGCCCTGGCTGACCACGCCATCGAGATGCTGGGCGTGGACACCGACACGCTGCGCTCGGTCGTCAAGGCCAAGGTGCTCGCCGAGCTGACCCGCCCGACCATCGACGTGGAGGCATCCTGATGTGGCCCGAGCGCGGCGAGGCGCTGAGTCGAACCATTGAGTTCGAGGATGTCCTGGCTGATCTGTACGCCGAGGGATTGAACCGTTACGTGGTCGATGTCCACCCGTTGGTGGTTCCCTCGTTGACTGCCGCGACCTTGCCGCCGGACCCGGCTGCTGTCGAGGAAACGACGGGGACCTGGGATCAGCTAGCGGCCAGCCTGATCCTAGCTGGCTTGTCAACCCTGTGGGTATTGGCCCTGCTGGAGACGCTGGAGGCGCTGGGTATCCCCATCCCCGAGCTGCCTGATGTGTCTGCCCGCCGACCTGCCCCCGAGGTCCCCCGCGAGGTGCTGGGTGCCATCACCCGCACCAGCTCCACTGTGACGCGCGGCGAGGTCCTGCGCGCGGTGGAGGTCGTGGAGAACGACGACGAGCTGCGCATGGCCCGCGACGATTTCGTGGAGTCCCAGCGCGAGGTCGTCGCCCGGCCCCCGGCCATGATCCGCGACCGGGTAGAGGCGGCGGTGCGGGACGCTACCCCCGAGATCGACGCCTCCCCGGTCGCACAGGTCGCGCCGCCGACGCCGGACCCGGTGCCCGACATCGAGGTGGTCGTGGTCAACCAGCGCCAGGCGGCGGCGAGCGTCCTGACGCCGGGCAGCGAGGCTGTGCGCGACGTGGCCCGGCTGTCGGGCTACCAGGCGGCGGGCGTGCAGAACGCGGCGGTTATCCGCGCCGCGATGCTGTCCGAGGACGAGCTGGAGAAAACGTGGATTGCCACGATTGACGGCAAGACGCGCAACACCCATTTCGCCGCCGACGGCCAGCGCGCACCCTTGGCCGGTACTTTCACGGTGGGCGGCGCATCGCTGCGTTTCCCCGGCGACCCCGACGGGCCACCCGATGAGGTCGCCAACTGCCGGTGTCGCGTGGGCGTGCTGGCACCCGACGAGGAGCTGCCCGATGAGGTTGACCGCCACACCGAACGCCTCAACGGGCGCGACTCGGTGCAGCGCAACCGCGTCGGCAGCCAGGCCGACGAGATCAACCGGCGGGCGGCGGATGGCGTCGTCCGCGCCCGCGACGAGGTGGACCAGCAGGGGCGGGTCACCGCTGCGGGCGGATGGACCGCCCCGAGTGAACAGGAGTACGACATGCCAGGCCAGCGCGTAGTCAACACCGAGCAGGGCGGCAGCACCGTGGTGCTTGCCGACGGGTCGGGCGAGTCCGAGACGTTCCGCACGTTCACCGACCAGCCCATCGCATTCATCGGCATCGAGACGAGCGACGGGCGGATGCTCCAGGACGGCATTGACCTGTCGTTCCGCGATTTCCCGCTGCCGGTCATGTGGTGCGAGCAGTCGTCCGGTGGCCACTACGACAGCTACACCGTGGGCGTGTGCGAGTCGGCCAAGGTGGACGGCGACACCGTGCGCGGGTCCGGCTACTGGCTGAACACCGACAAGGCCAACGACTCGTTCGAGACGGCGGGCAAGTTGGTCAGCCGCCCCTCGGTGGACCTGGCAGCCACCGAGTGGATGCTGACCGACGAGAACGGCAAAGAGATCACCGAGGAGGAGTGGTGGGACCTGCCCATCGACGCCAAGGTCATCCAGTGCATCACCAAGGCCGAGCTGATCGGTTTCACGATGGTGGCCACGCCCGCGTTCGGCGATACCCGTATCGAGTTCAACCCCGAGCGCGAGAGTCGAGACGCCGCCATCGTCGCCAGCGCCGCCGATGAGTTCCGGCCCCGCGTCTACCCGGCGGGCATGTTCGCCGACCCCGGCCTGACCGAGCCGACCGAGATTCACATGCGCGAGGACGGGCGCATCGTCGGTCATCTGGCGTGCTTCGGTGCCTGCCACCGCAGCATCCAGTCGGCGTGTGTCATGGCCCCGCGCTCGCCGTCGCAGTACAGCCAGTTCCTCACGTCGCCCTCGGTGGCCCTGGACAACGGCAGCCGCCAGCGCGTCGGTCGGCTGACCGTCGGCACCGGCCACGCGCCGGACACCGCGAGCGCGGCGGTGGCGATGGCCCACTACGACAACACCGGGGCGTGCTTTGCCCTCGTCAACGTCGGCGAGGACAGCCACGGCATCTGGGTGTCGGGCGTGGCCGCGCCGTGGGCGACGGCGGAACAGATCGAGATGGGTCTGGCCGCACCGCTGTCGGGCGACTGGCGCGATTTCGGCCAGGGGTTGGACCTCATCGCCGCCCTGGCCGTCAACACGCCGGGGTTCGCCGTGCGTGGCCGCGACGACGCGCAGGGCCGTCCGGTCGCCCTGGTCGCCAGCCTCGGCCCCGCGCCGACCGGCGAGCGCGGCAAGTCCGGCGCGGCGCTGTCGGCGTCGGCCATCGAGGACATCGTGACGCGGGCCGTCACCGCCGCGCTGGCGCAGCGCGACACCGACGCCGAGGTGGCCAGCCTGCTGGCTGCCGTCCCGGCCAAGGCTGGCCCGGCACCCACGCCGCCGTCGCCCGAGGACGAGGTGGCCGAGCTGCTGGCGCGCATCTGATGGGGTGCTCATGCGGCGGCAAGACGAGCGCCAACAGCAGCGACACCCTCGGGTACTACGTCGTGCTGCCCAACGGCGGCGGCATCCTGCCCGAGGGGTTCGACCCGGCGACGTTCGACCCCGAGGACCGCACGGCGGTCGCGCCGTATTTCGGCGTCTACGAGGCCAACGCGCAGGTGACCCTCAACCGGGGCGGCACCATCAAGCGCCTCAAGCGCAAACCGGCAGCCGCCTAAACGACCGAACCCCCGACCGCGAGGCCGGGGGTTCGTCGTTGGTGGGGTCAGGCGTGGTTCTTGCCGTGGTTCTCGCCGCCGCAGGAACAATCGCAGCTCGCGCCGACCGCGCCCATGCAGACCCCGTTGCACACTTTCTCGGGGGCCAGCGTTGCCTCAAGCTGGTTCCAGGTCAGGTGGCGGGTGTGCTCGGTGCAGAACAGCCCGGCGGCGACCAGCGCGTCACCGTTGTAGCCGCCGTAGAAGATGGGCATACCGTTGGCCAGGTAGGGCGCGCCGTCGATGACCCGGCGAGTCTTGCACCCGCGAGTGGTGCAGCGTCCGAAATAGCGGTCCAGCTTGATCTTGGTGGCCATGTCTGTCTCCTGCGGCGAGGGCGGGCCATTCCCGCCGAACAAGAACGACAATACCGTAAAACTCGGGATTGTCAAACCCAGCTCGCCAGGAGTTTGCACACCCGTCGTCTACGGTTCGGCAGCAGAGGGAACCTGCCCGGTTGTGTACCGAGGGACGCTCACCGCAGACCAACGAGTTAGTGACCGAACCGAGGAGTTCGCAGTGACCATCCTGACGCCGACGGCCCCGGCCCGTCGCATCATCCGCCTCCACGGCGTGGGCCAGTTCACCGCCGCCGTCGGGTTCCAGATGCCCGACGCGGACGCCATCGCCGCCATGAGCGTGGCCGAGCTGGACGCCCTGCTGGAGGCCGCACGCGCCGAGGCGCATGTGTTCGAGGCACAGCACGCCGCTGGCCGCACCCTGTCCGCCGACGACATCAGCGCGCTGCGTGCGCTCGTCGGTGAGGGCGAGGCCATCGACACCCTGGAGGCCGCGCGGGCAACCGCCGTCGCCGCCGAGGCCGACCACAGCGCCGAGCTGGGCGACCTGCTGTCCCGTGCCGCCGGTCGGCGCGCACCCGAGGCACCGGCTGGCACCCCAGCCAACGGTGGCCCCGAGGGCGAGCAGAACGACGACGAGGACGGCAACGCCGACGGCGCGACCGACACCGGCCAGGCCGGTACCGGCGAGCAGCCGCCCGCCGCGTCCGCGCCGGGTGACGCCGCACCGCAGACCGATGCCGTGGCCGCGAGCGCGGGCACGACCGGCGCGCAGCGCGGTGTCAATTTCGGCAACACCGGCACCGACGCCCCGCCCGCTGGCGGGGGCGATGCGCCCGAGCCGGGCTGGGAACTGAACCCCAGCGTTCCCGGCTACACCTCGGGCCAGTCGCGCGTCGGGTTCGCGGGCATCGCCCAGCGACTCGATGCCATCCGGCCCGGCAGCCGTGCCGCGCGCAACGGCAAGCCGCGCACGATGGACGGCCAGTCGTTCACTGCGCAGGTGGTCGCCGCGCTGTCCCGCGACATGCCGGTGGTGGACGACCCGCACGCGCTGGTCGCCGCCATCAACACCGCCACCAGCCAGGTGAACGGCCAGCGCGTCACCGCGCAGGCGCTCACGGCTGCCGGTGGCTGGTGCGCGCCGTCGGAACAGCTCTACGACTTCTGCGATGTGCCGGACGCGACTGACCTGCTGTCGCTGCCGGAAATCGCCATCAACCGGGGCGGCGTCCGCTGGCCGCGCGAACCCGACCTGTCCGGCATCTTCGAGGACTTCGAGTGGTTCTTTACGGAACCCGAGCTGGAGGCCACCGACGCCGAGGGCAACCCCACCGCCGTCAAGACGTGCGTGGAGGTCCCGTGCCCCGAGGACTTCGATGAGATCCGTCTCAACGCGGTCGGCTGGTGCGTGGAGGCGGGCATCCTCCAGGAGCAGGGCTGGCCCGAGCTGATCGAGTGGTTCATGCGCTCGCTGACGCAGGAGCACCTGCGGGCGCTGTCCCGCCGGTCCATCCTCAACATCGTCGCCGGTTCGGGTGCCGCCAAGGTCATCCCGCCCGCCTCGGTGCTGGGGTCGGTCGCCTCGGTGCTCAACAGCCTCGCGCTGGTCGCCACGAACATCCGCCTCAAGCGGGGTCTGTCGCGCACGGCGACCATCGAGGGCATCGCGCCGTCGTGGTTCTTCGAGGTCCTGCGCGCTGACCTGGCGTTCCGCGAGGGCACCGACACGTTCGCCGTCACCGACGCCCAGATTCTCGGGTGGCTGACGGCGCGCAACATCGCGCTCCAGTTCGTGGGTGACTGGCAGACCCGTTCGGCGGGGCTGCCCGGTCACATGGACACCCTCAAGTGGCCGACCACGGTGGACATCGTGATGTACCCGGCGGGCACCTGGTTCCGTTCGATGTCCAACGTCATCGAGCTGGGCGTCATGTACCCCAAGGAACAGCTCCAGGTCAACCGCTTCACCCGCATGTTCACCGAGGACGCCATCGCGGTGGGCAAGCGGTGCGGTGAGTCCGCCCTGGTGCGGGTCCCGCTGGACGTGAACGGTGCCATCGGCGAGCGGCTGGCAGCCAGCAACGCCTAAGCGCGCCGCGTAGCAGACTGGAGGCGGTAATCGTGGTCAACCCGAGGCCGACCACGATTGCCGCCTCCTCCACGTTCACCCCCAGGAGGGACCGACCGACATGACCGCCCCCGTTCTCGATGCCGTGCAGTTCACCGCGCCGCCGCTGAACCCCGCCGTTCCCGGCCTGTTCGCCGCGACCGACTGGCAGAACGACCCAGACAATCGGTTCCTCCACGGTGTCGTCATCCGTGGGGCGAACTACGGCGGCGACGAGGCCGCAGGCGTGTGGCATGCGCCCTGGTGCGCGCCGCCGCCCATCGACCAGGATGAGCGCAAGTTCGGCGAGCGCCCCGACATCCACGACCGTTTCGACCCCATCACCGTGTGGGCATACGACGAGTGCGACCTGACCGAGCCGTCCCGGCGCGAGGTCGAGGCACGCGCGGCGCAAATCCTGCGGCTGGAGGAACAGCCGATGGTGGAGCGCGAGTTCGCCGCCCGGCTGCTGCTGGACGCTGGCGACCCCGACGTGGCCGACGCCACCGGCATCGAGACTCGGCCCAACCTCAAGGCGGCGGTGGCCTACCTGGAGGGCGAGATCGCCAAGACGAACACGATGGCGTTTCTGCACGTCGCCGCCGACCTGGTGGCGACCGAGGCCGGGCTGTTCGTCAAGTCCGGCACCCAGCGGGTCAGCCCGTCCGGCCATACGTGGATCATCGGCGGCGGCTACGTGGACGGCCTGGAGAACGTCATCGTGGCCACGTCGCAGCCGTTCGGCTGGCGGGACGCGCCGACCACGCGGACGGCCATTGACGAGCGCCACAATCTCTACGCTGCCGTTGCGGAGCGTAGCGTCACCATCGGTTACGAGGCACTGATTGCCGCCGTCGCCGTCGTCCCGGCACCGTAGGAGGAACAGGACCATGCCCGAGGGAATCATCGCCACCGACCACGGTGACGGGTTCGTCACCCTGGATTTCGTGGACAAGGCGCTGCGTGGCCCGGCACTGGCCGAGCTGGTGGAGATCGGCGGTGCCGCGAGCATCGAGACGATTTCGCGCGTCGGCCCGCGCCGCCAGTACCGCGTGCCGCTGGGCAACGCCACCGAGGCGGGGCTGGTGGACGACGAGAACACCGTGGAGGGTGTGCGCTCGGCGGGCCAGGACACCGGGCGCGCCGCTGCCCTCAAGGCGGCGGACCCGAACGTCAACCCCGGCGCGGACAATGCCGATTGGCACACCCCCGTGGCCGAGCACACCAGTGCCAACGCCTACGTGGGCCAGGTGCCCAACAGCCAGGTGTTGGACCGTGCGCAGGTGTTCACCGGGGACGCGGGCAGCTACGGCGGCAGCGGCAAGGCCACCACCCACCGCGACCTCATCGAGCACGTCAAGGCGAACAGCTCGGTGCTGGCCGTCGGCGGCGTGCAGCCCGCCACCGAGGGGTTCGCCCCGATGGCGATGCGGGCGTCCGAGATCAGTGGCGCGCTGGCCGACCAGACCGCCGCGCTGGGGTCCGACCCCGGCGCGTGGGGTGAGCCGGGCGGCGAGGCGCTGGCCGAGGATTACACCAGCGTCCAGGCCACCCGCGAGGGCGAGTCCGCGCAGGGCGAGGACCAGACCGGCGATGCCGTCATCACCAACGACCCCGGTGTGTCGGACAGCCCGACGCCGCCGACCATCGTGGAGGGCGGCGACCCGACGACCGGCGACCCCGGCACGCAGGGCGGCGACGAGCCGACCACGCTGGAGCCGACCCCGGCACCGGCCACGCAGCCGTATCCCGAGGGCACGCCGACCGAGGACTGGAAGCGTGCCGAGCTGGACGCCTACGCCCTCGCGGTCAAGGGCATCGACACCACCCAGGAACCGAACAAGGCGGCGGTGGTCGCGGCCATCCAGAACGCCCCGACGCCGACGTGATGACCAGTCATTACAACCGGGGATGAGCAGATGAACCAGGCCGACCGCCTGGCGCTGGCCGACAAGCTGGCAGCCGAGCACACGCGCTACGTCGATTTCGTGCGAACAGCCACCGTGCTGCTCGGCCTGCTGCCGATGATGTATGGAGGTCTGACGTGGGTCTACGGCGACCGCCTGTGGGCGGGCAACGCGGTGTACGGGACCGCGATGGGGGTGCCGGGCGCACCGCAGTCGTGGGGCGTCCTGTTCGTAACGCTGGGGGTGGGCGTCATCGCGTCGGCCCGGCTGGGGCGGCGGCGCTGCATCGCGGGGTTTACCCTCGCCTCGGCCTTGATGCTGGCCATGTTCATGGTCACGTTTCTCACCGAGGTGGTTGGCAACGGCCAGGTCCAGGCGCTACCGCCCGCCCTGGTCTATGGCATCGTTTCGCTGCTGTTCTTGTCCCGGTCCCGCATGGCGTGGGTCGGTCGCCGTCCTCGGCGGCAGAAAGGGTCGGCTGGCTGATGGCCGTTACTTCACGGGTGGGGCGCTGGCTCGCTCACACCCGGTTCGTTCCTACCCCGCTGTACCGCCTGGTGCTGCTCGCCGCTGGCGTCTCGGCGGTGCTCCAGCTCGTCTACGGCGCACCCGAGTCGGTCACGGCCACCAGCCAGGCCGGGTGGTTTGACTGGCTGTTCGTGGGGTTCCAGCTCGTCGGCGCGGTGTGCGCCATCTGGGGGCTGTACCTGGTGGAGGGTGAGAACGCGCCCCCGTGGGTGGAGTCGCCCGGCGACCCGCACACCATCGACCCCGAGAAACTACAGCGGTCGTTGACGCTGGAGCTGTTCGGCCTGATCCTGCTGCAAACGTGCATGGCCATCCAGATCGTGGCGACCATCGCCTACAACGGGCGGGTGCCGTCGGCGCTGTCCACATGGGTGGTCATCGTGTTCTGGCTATGGTCGTTTTTCCGTGACCGCGACATCATCCGCGCCGTTCGGCGGCTGACCCGATGACTGCCGCCCTGGTGCTCCAGATGATCGGCGGGGCTGGATTCCTCGCCGGGGTGGCGGCGCTGCTGCACTTTCTCAACACCCGCAAGTCCACCAAGACCAAGGGCAGCGCCGAGGCGTACCAGGCGTACCGCACGTTCGTCGCCGGGGCGTTCGAGGACGCCGCCGGGGTGACTAGTCGAGTGACCGCCGACCGCGACAAACTCGGGGTCATCCGCACGGTGCTCATCGAGCTGGTCCAGGACGTGATGAGTCTGGCCCGGCGCAAGGGCGCAACCCCCGACGAGCTGGAGCCGTACCAGGACCGACTCGATGAGGTGCGCAGCCGGTAGCTGCACGGTCCTGGCCTATGGTCGGGGCAACCTCGGAACACGACCCCCGGCGCGTAGCGCCACCTGATCCAGGAGGAACGACCAGATGGCTGGCAGCTTTCCGCTCGTCAAGGGCACGCGCGCCCGCTTCACCAAGGTCAACGGCTGCGGTATGCCCGTGGCCGGGCCACGCAACCGGCTGGTCACCAGCGGCTATGTGTCGCTCGGTCTGACCGCCGTCATGCGTGAGGCCACCGACCTCACGCAGGACAACGCCGAGGGCAAGGAATGCGTGCAGGACCGCACCGAGCCGGAACGCCGCTGGTACACCCCGGCGCTGGAGCTGTGCCAGGTGGACCCCGACGTGGTGACCATGTTCACCGGCTGGGAGACGATCCTGGACGCCGACGGCAAGGTCATCGGGTTCCAGGACGACAAGAAAATCGAGTCCGACTACGCCATCGCGATGGAGCTGTGGACCTCGGGCAAGTCGGCGGACGACTGCCCCGACCTCCCCGAGTCCGACGCCATCCTGACGGCGACCGGCAGCGGTCGGCAGTACGGGTATTTCCTGTTCGCCGGTACCGAGTGGGTCCCCGGTGACATCACCATCTCGGCGTCGGTGGCCACCCTCACCCTGACGGGGCGCACCATCGCGCTGCCGCACTGGGGCAAGGGGCCGTACAACGTCCAGGCCGACGGCGACGGCGATGCCGTGCGCCTGCTGACCCCGATGAACAAGACGGCGCACCTGCGCGTGTTCCGCACGCCCATCGCGCCGCCCGAGGTCACCGACGGCGCTGTGGCGCTGGCGACCTCCACGGTGTTCACCGGGACCAACTACTACTACGGCGGTCCCGCCGACGAGGCACCCATCGCGGTCGCACCCGCGCAGGTGGCCGCGTAAGCTCGGCGCATCAGCGAAGCGACAACCGCCCTCGGCCCTCGGGTCGGGGGCGGTTGCCGTTGATGAGCACTGCTGGGCGGTAGCCTGGCCCCGTGACGTTCTCCTGGCCAGTGGACCGCAGCGGGTTCGGCGAGCTACCCGCCGAGGGGCAGCCCGACCACGCCCGCAAGCTCGCCGAGCAGCAGGCGGCGGCGCAGCTCGCGGTCAGCATCATGTGGGCGCTGTCGGGTCGCCAGTTCGGCCTCACCGACGCCATTGCCCGCCCGTGCCGGGGACCCCTGCGCAACCACCACGGCCCCGGCCCCGTGACGAGCTACGTGCTGTCGTGGGAGGGGTACGGCTGGATTACCCCGCCGTGCGGCTGTGCGGGCGCGTGCCGCCTCACTGGCCCCAACGCCATCCATCTGCCCGGCCCGGTCCACCGCGTGCTCAAGGTGGAGCTGGCGGGCGTGGAGCTGCCCGCCAACGTCTGGGTGGCCGAGGGCAACATCCTGTACCGGCGCGAGGGGCCGTGGCCGTCGCAGGACCTCAACCGCCCACTCGGTGACGCGGGGACGTGGGGCGTCTACTACGAGCGCGGCATCCCGGTGCCCATCGGCGTGGACCAGCTCACCGGCACGCTGGCCAAGGAAATGCTGACCGCGATTGCCGACGACCCTGGCCGCTGCCGACTGCCGCGCACCGTCACCACGGTGAGCCGTCAGGGCGTCACCTACCGCGCCTACGACCCCGCCGCCATCTATGCCTCGGGCAAGACGGGACTGGCCGAGGTGGACATGTGGCTGGCCTCGGTCAACCCGCACGCGCTCATGGCCAGCCCCACGGTCATCTGATGCCGGACAACGTGCGCGAGATCATCGGCACCGCCCAGGCGGTGGTGCTGGAGTTCTTTGGCCCCGACGCCGCCGTCAAGGCCAAGGTGGGCACCGTCCCCGAGGTGCGGCTGTTCGCAGGCGACGGCATCCCGCTGGCGGCGTGGAACAGCATTGGCGGGTGCGGCGACGTGTTCGCATGGGTGCGCGTCGTCCGGCGCTATCGCACGCGGACGTTCCCCACGCCGACCATCGACGCCAGCCCGTGCTCGCTGACCAAGGCCGTGGCCCTGGAGATCGGCGTGGCGTCGTGCGCGTCGATGGAGGAGACGCCCCGCTGGGAGGACTACGCCCGCGAGGCCGACGAGTCGATGGACACCGCCTGGCGGCTGGAGGAGGCGCTGTGCGTGCTGTCCAAGCGCCTCAAACGCGACGACAGCGAACGGCAGACCGGCACCGACACGGTGACCCCGTATGGTCCAGATGGCGGCGTGCTGGCGTGGACCGGCGTGCTTTACGCGACGTACTGACGAGGAGCGAGACATGGCCACCATCACCATCGAGGGCAGCATCACCCCGGCGTCCGACCTGCCGCGCGGGCAGCGCCGCAAGGTCCAGGACAGCGCCGAGGTGCGCAAGTTCGTCGCCGCTGGGTTCGCCAACGTGGTGGACGAGGACGGCGAGCCGGAACCCGCCCCGCTGCCCGAGCCGGTCAAGGCACCCGCCAAGTCGGCCAGCCGCGAGGACTGGGCCGAGTTCCTGGCCGAGCACACCGACGTGGTGACCGAGGGCCGCAACCGTGACCAGCTCGTCGGCGACTACGAGGTGTGGCTGGAGACGCACGACGCGCCGGGCACGCCCGCCAGCGAGTAGCCGATGGCCCGCGTGACGGCGCGCGTCGAGATTGACGACGCCGCCCTGGAACGCGAGTCGGGCACGCACCTGCGGCGCAAGCACCGCAGCATCACCCGGCGCATCGCCAACCAGGCGCGGGCCGACGTGCCCGTCCGCACCGGCAACCTCGGTCGGACCATCGGCGAGCTGCCGCAGGTCTACACCCCGTACCACGTCAGCGGCGGCGTGGAGGCGACGGCGGACTACGCGGCGGCGGTCCATGAGGGCAGCCGACCGCACTACATCCGCGCCCGCGCTGGCGGCGCGCTGCGCTTCATGTGGAACGGCCAGGAGACGTTCCGCCGGTCGGTCTGGCACCCCGGCACCCGGTCGCGCCCGTTCCTGCGCAACGCCGGGCAGCGCATCATCCTCACCGACCCCGACGTGCGGATGACGTGAGTATCCCGAGCTGTCCGGTAGAGTCGCGCCCGTAGCCTCGGGAAGGACCCACATGACTCAGCCGCAGATGACGCCGCCCAACGACGGCGCAACGCCCACCCCCGTCCAGCCACTCACCGACGCCGAGCGCGCCGCCGCCACCGCGCAGGTCGCCGGGACCGCGATGCCGTCGCAGCCCGAGCAGCCGACCCCGGTGGCCCCGCCCGCCCAGCCGACGCAGCCGACACCGCCCGCGCAGCCGACCCCGGTGGCCGACCCGCCCCCGGCCCCGAGCGACAGCCAGGTGGTCAACGAGGTCGCATCGGACGAGCCGGGCACCGAGGTGGCGGCGGTGGAGGACGGCAACGTCGTCGCGCTCGCCGACCGTTTCGACGTGGCGACCTCGGGCGAGCTGTGGCCGCACGGCACGGTGGAGTTCAAGGGCGACACCCTCGGCATCCGGCTGCCGACCCGCCAGGCGCTCGCGGCGTTCTCGCTGGCGTCGTCCAAGTACGTCAGCCTCCAGGTCAAAAACGACCTCACCGGCCTGTTCATCGCCCGGCACCTGTCGCCCGAGTCGTATGGCCGGGTGTTCTCGCGGCTGATGGACCCCGATGAGGACAGCTACGACGTGGAGACGGTCGGCGAGCTGTTCAACGTCATCGTGATGGCAGCCGTGGACGCGGACAAGGCCGACGACGCCGGGTAATCACTGCACGGTGCGATAGCCTGACCAGGTGACCGATGTAGGCAAGATCAGTCTTGGCGTCGAACTGGACGCCGACAATCTTGCCGCAAAGCTCGGCGAGGCCGTCCGGCGGGCTATCGCCCCCGCGCTCGCGCAGATCAATGCCGAGCTGAACCGTACCCAGCGCACCTACGACGACACCGCCAAGGCGGGCGAGCGTAGCGCCGAGCGCCAGGTGCGTGCCCTCAAGCGCGTGGAGCGCCAGGCCGAGGCCACCCGACGCGCCGTCCAGGCTGCGGCAGCGGCGGGCGGTGGCCCCAACAGCAACAACCCCGCAGGCGGCGGGGGCGGTGGCGGGCGCACCACGAACAACACCAAGAACGACAACCGCACCGACAACCGCCGGGACAACCGGCGGTACGACCAGCGGCGGACGACGTACAACAATCGGTACGACAACCGCACCATCAACAACAACCAGACCACCTATGACCACCGCGTTTACAACTACAACGGGGTGCCCGGTGGTCCTCCCAACGGCCCGCCGGGCGGCGGCAATCGCGGCTCGCCCGGCGGTGGCCGGGGCGGCGGTGTGCTCGGGTTCCTGACCTCGCCGCTGGGACTCAACAGCATCGCCCTCGCGGCGTCGGCGCTGCCCGCCGTGGCAACCGGCGTCACTAACATCGTGGGCGCGGTGCAGCAGCTCGGGCAGGCTGGCCTCGCGCTGCCCGGCATCTTTGCCGGTGCGGCGGCGTCCATCGGCACCGCCGTCATCGGGTTCCAGGGTATTGGCGATGCGGTCAAGGCGCTCAACGAGGCCGAGGCCGACCCCGCCAAGCTGGAGGAGGCCAACAAGGTCCTGGAGAAGATGGCACCCGCCGCCGCCGAGGTGGCGCGCGAGGTGTCGCGGCTGTCCACGGGACCCCTGCGCGAGTTCCAGAAAGCCATCGCCCAGCCGATGCTCGCGGGCGTGGCCGGTGAGCTGACCTCGTTCACCGACAAGGTGCTGCCGCGTGCCCAGACCGGCATGGGCAAGATCGCCACGGCCTGGAATGGCACCCTCAAGACGCTGCTGCGCGAGGGGTCGTCCGACCGCACGCTGTCGCTGGTGGACCAGATTTTCGGCAACACCGCCGAGGGCCAGACGCGGGCGAACAACGCCATCAAACCGCTGCTCAATGCGTTCGGCACGCTCGGGGCCGAGGGCAGTAAGTTCCTGCCCCGGCTCGGTGACGCCATCACCAAGGTGTCCGAACGGTTCGAGGCGTTCATCACCAAGAACGCCGCCAACGGCAACATTTTCCGGTGGATTGACGAGGGGCTGAACGGCCTACGCGCGTTCGGCAACGCGGTGCTCAACGTCCTCAAGACGATTACCGGCCTGACCAAGGCGGCGGGCGCGCTGGACGGCAGCCTGTCCGGTGACGGCGGGTTCCTCGGCTGGCTGGAGACGGCCAGCGGGCGCATGTCCGATTTCGTCAACAGCGCCGAGGGCCAGCAGAAGCTCACCGCGTTTTTCCGCGAGGGCCGGGACATGATGGGCCAGTGGGGTGACCTGCTCAAGGACCTGTGGCCCATCCTGCGCGAGATCATCGCCGGGTTCCAGACGTGGGGCGAGATCATCCTGCCCGTCGTCGGGGCCATCGCCAACCTGGTCGGCACCCTCAACGAGGTGCCCGGCCTGCTGGAGGCCGTCGTGGTCGGGTTCCTGGCCTGGCGCACCATCGGCGGCATCATCGGCGGCATCACCACCAAGCTCAACGGGATGCGGACGGCGGCTGCCGGTGCGGGCGTCGGCGGGCCGGGCGGCGCAGGCGGCGGGCTGTTCGGCGCGGGCAACCGACTCAACACCGGCCTCATGGGCGCGGGGCTGGCCCTCGGCGGCACCGCGATGCAGCAGAACGCGGGCAACAGCGTCGGCAGCCAGATCGGCGGCGCGGCCATGACCATCGGCGGCGCGGCGCTGACCGGCGCGGCCATCGGCAGCGTCATCCCCGGCGTCGGCACCGCCATCGGCGCGGGCGTCGGCGCGGTCGGTGGCATCGGCCTGGCGGCGTACAACGCGCTGCTCAACGAGAACAAGATGGCCAACGAGCAGGCGGCGGCTGCCGAGGCTGCGCGGGCGTCGGCGCTGGAGCGCAGCGCCTCGGCAATGGAGATCAGCAAGGCCGGGATGAAGTCGGCCAACGACGCGCTGGCCGAGTCCGGCGGCGTCATCGACCCCACCGTGCTCGCGGGCGTCGGCGAGCAGGTCAACGCCATCCCCGAGCGCCTGGCCGGTGCCTACGACGAACAGACCCTCAAGGGCATCCAGTCGGCGCTCGCCGGGGTGAACATGACCACCGAGCAGATGGCTGCCACCCTGACCGGCAGCCAGCCCCAGTTTGACGCCCTGGTCAACCGCCTCAACCTCATGGGACCGGCGGGCCAGATCGCTGCCGCGCAGCTCGCCAGCATCCGCGACAACACGATGGGCGCGGCGACCAACGCGCAGATTGCCGCGCCGTTGCTCCAGCAGCTCGCCGACGATTTCGGCAGCGTTGCCGGGGCGCAGGTGGCCGTCCAGAATGCGTTCGCCGCCATCCCGACCGATGTGCCCATCAGCGTGTCGGTGCCCGGCCATGAGGCTGTGGAGGACATCCTGCGCCGCATCGGCCTCCAGGTGGACCACAACCGGGACGGCCAGATCGTGGTGCCGCCCATCCCCGACACCGTGCTGCGGCAACTGGAGGCGCTGGGCGTCCAGATCAAGCAGAACCGTGACGGCACCATCGTCGTGCAGATCGACCAGGCGCGATACAACGACACCATCACCAAGCTCGGCGACCTCGGGCGCGTCTATGACGACCTGTTCCGCAAGTCGGGCGTGCTGCCGCTGCCGCCTGCGCCGAACGCCGCGCCGCCGGGGTCCTCGCCGCAGAACCCCATCATTGCCCCGCCGGGGTCCGACCCGTTCGCCATCCCCCAGCGACCGGGCGGTGCCGACGGCATGGTGATGCCCGGCTACGCGCCCAAGCGCGACATTTACAACGCGGTCCTGGCCCCCGGCGAGGGCGTGCTGATTCCCGAGGCCGTGCGCGGCATCGGTGGCCCGGCGGGCGTCTACGCCCTCAACAGCCAGTTCCGCTCGGGGCTGTCCAAGCGGTATTACGCCGACGGCGGCGTCCAGCCCCACCTCGGCACCGGGGCGCTGCCCGGCCCGCCGCCGGGCGGGGACACCGAGCTGTCGGTCCTCATCAGCATCCGCGACCTGCTCGCGGGCAAGGGCGGCGCGGCGAGTAACCCGCTGGCGGCGACGGCGGCGAACACCGCCACCACCGCGACGGCGGCGACGAGCACCAGCGGCAGCGGTGGCCAGCTCGGCCCGTTCGGCACGCCCCTCAAGAAACGGGGCACCCCGGCCTACGAGATGGCGGCAGCCGCCATCAGCGCGCTCGGCGGCGACCCCGAGCAGTGGATCGGCACCGACCCGGCGCTGCCGGTCACCACGGCCACCTCGGCGACGACGCTGCCGGGGATGCCCGGCGCGGCCAGCACGCCGCTGGACATGAGCCGGTACGCCGCCGCGCTGGCGGCGTTCGCCAAGTCGGGCAACCTCGCCGACGTGTCGGCGCTCGGCCTCAACGCCAACGACCCGGTAATCACCGCGCTGACCAGCGCGCGGAACAAGAAAAAGGGCGGGCTGGAGGACGCGGCCATCGCCGACCTGGTGGACCAGGTACTCAGCCCCTCGGGCTACACGGGTGTGTTGGACGAGGGCAACAGCGCCCTGGTCAAGTCGCTCCAGCGGTACCGCGAGACATTGCAGACACAGGCGGGCATCAACCCGAACGCGGCCACCACGGCGGCGGCATCGTCGGGGCTGAACTGGGACGCGCTCGCGGCTGCCGAGTCCGGCGGTGACTGGGCCATCAACAGCGGCAACGGGTATTTCGGTGGCCTCCAGTTCGACCAGGCGACGTGGGACGCCTACAAGCCAGCGGGCGCGCCGTCGCGGGCGGACCAGGCCACGCGCGAGCAGCAGATTGCCGCCGCCCAAAACGCCATCAACGCACGCGGTGGCCCCGAGTCGCTGTGGCCGCAGAACTACGGGAAGCTGGGCACCGCCTCGCCGCGCGGTGCCGCGCCGACGGCGGCGTCCACGGGCGTGCCGACGTACACCCTGCCGACCGGCACGATGCCCGCCGGGATGACCGACCCGGTGAGCGCCTACGCCGCCGCGCACACGGGCGGCGCATACGAGTGGGGCGCGTCCGACCTGTCGCAGGGGTTGTCCGACTGCTCGGGTGCCGTCAGCGACCTGGTGGAGATCATCACCAAGGGCCAGGCCGACCCTGGCCGACTGTTCGCCACCGGCTCGGCGCGCGACGTGCTGACCAAGCTGGGCGCGGTGGAGGGTGCCGTGCCGGGCGCGCTCCAGATTGGGTGGAGCGACACGCACATGCGGTCCACGCTGCCCAACGGCGTCAATTTCGAGTCCGGCGGGCAGACCGGCCAGGGCGCGACCTACGGCGGCAACGCGCAGGGCGCTGCCGGTATGCCGAACATCATGTCCCTCCCCGTCAACGGGATGCCGCTGGTGCCGGGGATGTCGGCGTCCGGCCTCGGGGCCGGTGGCGCTGGCGGGTCCGGCACCCCGGTGTTCGTCACCAACTGGCCTGGTGGCGGCGGCAGCCCGCTGGCCGGGTTCGGCAAGACGCTCATGGACGCCGGGCTGGGCGCGGCGGGCCAGGCGGGCACCGACGTGCTCGGCGACATCGGCGGGGCCATCAGCGAGTCGATGCTGACCCCCGAGGGGCAGCGGATGCCTGACGCCGACCTCGGGCGGCTGATCCGCGAGCGCAACCCCAACGCCATCGCCGCCGCGCTCGGGTTCAACGTCCAGGACTTCACCCGCCAGGGCGGTGCCGGTGGCGACGTGGAGCAGAACGCGCAGGCATACGACGCCAGCGGGCGGCTGTTCAGCGACACGGGCGCGCTGATGGACCGCACCATGACCAGCCTCAACGCGCAGCTCCAGGCCATGCGCGAGCAGTTGGTGGATGTCATCACGCAGGTGTCCGACAAGCTCAACGACTCGGCCCTGGAACCCGTGCTCAAGGCGGGCGTGCAGTCGGCGTTGGAATCGCTCAAGGACAGCGTGTCGGCTGCCATCGGCACCGCGATGGGCAACGCCGCCGCGCCGCCCATCGCCGAGGCCGTCAGCAGCGCGGTGGCCAGCCTGCCCATCGACCAGTCCGGCGCTGGGTCGGTCGGCAACAACGCCGCCGCGCCGGTCGTCGGCGCGCTCGCCGCCGGGTTCGCAGGCGGTGGCCCGGTGTTCGGCGGCGTGGCGGGCAAGGACTCGGTGCCCGCGCTGCTCATGCCGGGCGAGTTCGTGCTGAACACCACCGACGTGGCGCGGCTCGGCGGCATCGGGGCCATCGACGCGATGCGCTCGCGCGGGTTCCGCCGCTACGCGCAGGGCGGCGGCGTCAACGTCAACGACACCGTGGGCGCTGAGTTCTTTGGCGTGTCCGAGGTGCCCATCATCAGCACCATCGTCAACCTGCTGGTCAAGGTGCTGCTACAGGTCCTCGGCGTCACCATCGAGGGCCGGGACACGTTCAACGAGCTGACCGACGAGTTCCGCCAGTTCCGTGGTGACTCGTTCAAGGCGTTCGACGCGCAGGGCCGGTTGCTCAACGACACCTCGGCGCTGATCGACCGCAGCAGCTCGTCCGAGGAGGTGGCCGCGCAGGAGCGCATCCGCATCCTCAAAATCGTCATCCAGGCGCTCATCAAGTACATCATCGAGAAAGTCATCGTGCCCATCACCAAGGCGGTGGCGAACGCGGCCATCCAGGCGGGCGCGAGCGCGGCGGGCGCGGCGGTCAACACCCAGGCACCCGGCGCGGGCGGCATCGTGTCGTCGCTCATCTCGTCGGCGGGCCAGGCCGGTGTCGAGATCGCCGCCGAGGTGGGCACCGATTTCGCGCTGGCCATCTCCGAACAGCTCATTGCCACGGTGGCCGAGGGTCTACAGTCCCAGTTCCCCGACCTGATGACCTCGCTGTTCAGCGGGGCCGGGGCGGCGGCGCTGTTCAACCCGCTGGGCGGGTTCCTGTCCACCATCCTCGGCGGGTTCCTCGGGTCGTTCTCGGCGCTGCTCGGCGGCGGTCTGGGCGGCGCGTCCACCCTCATCCCCGGCATTCCGTTCGATGAGGGCGGCATGGCGCACGGCGTCGGGTACCTGCCCAAGGCGACGATGGCCGACGAGCTGGTGCTGTCGCCGGGCGAGACTGACCTGTTTAGCCGGTTCGTCGGCGCGCTGGAGCGCGGCGGGTTCGGCGCTGGCAACCGCACCGAGGTCCACGCGCCGATTACAGTGGTCGGCGGTAGCCGCGAGACTGCCGACCAGGTGCAGGACCGATTGCTCGCACTCATGCCGTAGGAGGTAGCCCGTGGCGTTCCGTGGGTACTTTGCCCTCAACGGCGTCGAGATCGCCAACAGCAGCCGCGTCGTTGCACATCTGGGCATGGACATCCCCACCAACGACCTCGGTCTGCTCGGGGCGTCCGAGGACTGCACGCTGGCCCCGTCCCCGGCTGGCCCGCTGCTGGCGGTGCCGTCGGCGTCGATGGTGCCGACCGCGCCCGGCTCACTGCTCGCCACGCCGCCGGACGGGTCCCGGCTGTACGGCCCCGGCCTCGCGCTCGTCGGCGACTGCTGGACGCCGGACAACTTGTGTTTCGGCTGCCGGGGCTGGGTCGGCTATGACGACTCCTGGCCCGGCCTCACCGACCTGCTCGGGGACGGCAACGTCTACCGGCCCGAGCTGGCCCCCTGGTACACCACCCGCGTGCCCGAGTCCGCCGAGTTCGGCGGCATCTGGGTCATGGATGTCAAGGGGCTGGACGTGACGCCGACGACGCGCGAGGTCATCGAGATGGCCGGGGACGGCGGTGCGCCCGGCCCGGCGCGGAACCCGTCGCGCAAGGTGCAGTTTGACGCCCTCCTGCTGGCCTGTTCCAACGCCGGGCTGACCTACGGCCTCCAGTGGTTGGCCACGCAGCTCCAGTCCACCGAGGGCCGCAGCGACAGCACCCTGCGGTACCTCGCCGCGCACCCCGAGCACAGCGCCGCCGACCCCGAGACGCTGATGCGCGAGGCGCACGGCGTCGTGCTCACGTCGGGGCCGGACATCACCCAGCAGACCAACAACGGGCGCGGCGACCACCACCAAGCCACGATGTACCGGGTGAGCTGGGAACTGACGGTGACCCGCCCCCACGCCTACAGCCCGCCCCGGCCCGTGCCGGTGGTCTGGGACGAGGTGGCCGTGGAACCCATCAAGTGGGTCCACGCCGCCGACTGCACCCCGGCGCTGGCGTGCAGCGACGACGCGCCGCTGTTCAGCGAGACGTGCGAGGTGGAGCGCATCGAGGTCGTCAACACGCCACCGCCGACGTGCGGCGGCTGCCTGCCGGTCTGCGCCCTCACCACGCGCACGTTCGAGGTGCCGACGATGGACTGGCCGGTACGCGGGCGCGAGACGGCGGCGACCATTCGCGTGCTCAACACCGGGGCGCGGGCGCTGACCCTCCAGTTGTGGTGGCGGCGGTGCAACGCCCTGGAGTCCTGTGATGACCACCGCTGGCCCATCCAGGTGTCCGGCCTGCCGCCGCACGCCGAGCTGGTCCTGGACGGCATTAGCGGGCGCTACTGGGTGAACCACCAGGGCCACCGCCGCCGACCGTTCGGCATCGTCGGCACGCCGTCGGGCGCGCCGTGGCGTCCGGCCCTCATCGACCGCGCCCTGTGCTGGGAACTGGTCGCGCAGTCCGACGGTGACGCCTCGTTCGACGTGGGCATGGTGCTGACCGACCGGGAGGCGTAGCCGTGCCGGTCGTGACCGATGACCAGATCATCAGCCTCCACACCGCGCGGGGCGTGACGCTATACCAGTTCCTCCCCGAGCACTACTCGGACTCCACCTGGTCCCGCGACCAGCGCGACACCAGCCGGTCCACCATCGTGCTGCCACCCCAGGACGGCCTCAACGAGCTGCCCGACATCATGCCGTGGCTGCACCACGTCACCGTGTTCGACGGCGAGCGAGACACCGTGCTGTGGACCGGCCCGATTCAGAAAGCCAGCAGCAACCGCGCCGGGCTGACGCTGACGTGCCGAGATCATGCCGCCTACCTCCAGCGCACCCGCGACCCCATCACCAAGCGGTGGGACGCCGCCGACCCGGCCCACATCGCCGCCGAGCTGTGGCGGCTGATGGCTGACCAGCAGGCCATCACCACGCGGGTCATCGAACGCCCCGACCCCGAGGGCGAGCGGTTCGATTTCGCCATCGAGGCCGACGAGCAGATGTTGGACCAGACCATCAGCAGCCTGGTGGACAAGGGGCTGCGGTGGACGGTCGTGTCCGGCGCGGCCATCATCGGCCCCGTCGGGCTGGACCCCATCGCCACGCTCGGGGAGGACGATTTCCTCGGCGACGGCATCACGCTGGTGCGCGACGGCGGGGCCGTCTACAACGACGTGATGGTGCGCGGGGCCGACGTGCGCCACCGCGAGCGCGTGGACTACTACGGCCAGAACCTCCAGACCATCCACAACGTGGACGACATGTTCGGCCTGTCGAACGTCAAGCGCGCCGCCCAGCAGTACGTCAAGCACACCGGCACGGTGCGCACCCGGCTGGAGCTGCCGCCGAGCACGGTGCTGCACCCCGACGCCCCGGTGTCGATTGACGAGCTGATGCCCTCCACCCGGTTCATCATCGAGGCGCACGGCATCCGCCAGCTCATGGAGCTGACCGGCGTGGAGGTGGCCCGCCGCGCCGGGGCCGCTAGCGTGTCGGTCAGCATGGAGTCGGTCGAGGAGGACATCGAACTGCTCAAGAAACAGGGCGAGAACATGCCCACGCAGACGTTGGGAGGCCGGGCGCTGTGACCGCAACGCTGCCGGGCCGCGCACCGGCCAAGGACGACGAGCTGGTCCGGTCGTTCCATGACCGCATCCGCAAACTGGAGTACGCCCGCACGCTGCGCGTGGGGCCGTGGGTGCTGTCCACCGAGGCCGAGACGGGCAACCTCATCGCCACGCGCCCCGGCCAGTCGGTGGTCATCGACGGCCAGGGCGCGACCGAGGTAGCACCGGCCAAGGTCAACCTGGCCGGGCTGGTCACTGACGACCAGCTCGCGCTCGCCCTGGAGGGCATCCCGTCCGGCGGCGGCAGCGGCGTGGAGTCGCTGTTCGCCGAGCTGTACGAGATGCTGACCGGCACCGGCATCGACCCCCTCGGCGCGCTCGGGAAGCTGGCCGAGTTTTTCAAGCTGGAGCTGGGCGGACCCATCGACCTGGTGCGGCTGCCGCTGCTGCCGCTGGCGCACATCCGCAACATCGTCACCGAGCTGCTGGGTGACCCGTTCTTTGACAACCCGCTGACGCTGGCCAACGTCGCGGACTGGGACTGGTTCGACGGCGACACCGCCGGGGCCAAGCCAGGGGTGGCGCAGACCACCGCCGACGGCCTCACGCACACCATCTATTCCGACCCGGTGCCGGTCGCGCTCGGCGACAAACTCAACGTGCTGGCCAAGGCAAAGTGGTTGGGGCTGGCGACATCTGGGGCCAACCCCATCCGCATGTTGGTGTCGTTCTACGACGAGGACGACGCCATGATCGGCGCGCCGGTCCAGGTCGGCCAGACCGGCGCGGCGGGGTCGTCCATCGGCTGGGTGACCATGAGCGCCACCGAGGTCGATGTCCCGGTGGAGGCGGCATACGCCATCCAGGAGCTAACCGTCACCACGGCGGCGACGGCGGGCACCGTGCGGTTCGGCCAGGGGTCGGTCACCAAGGCCGGGCTGATGCCGCAGGGCTACGTCTCGGGGCTGACCACCGCACTGGAGGGGCTGTGGTCGGGCATCCAGGCACGCATCGCCGAGTGGGCCGACCTGCTGGACGTGTTCGGCGGGTTCGCCGTCGGCAGCGGCCAGGGCCAGCTCACCGACGTGTTCAACCGCATCAAGAATCTCAACCCCCTCAACGGCCTGTTCGACGCCAGCAAGCTCGCCAACATGGCCGGGCTGCCGAACATCCCCGACGGCCTCACCAAGGTCGGCGACCTCGGCACCCTGGTGGACAAGGCCACGGGCGCGCTGTCGGGCGCGTTCCAGGCCGGGGATGTCATCGTGGGCGCGGGGCTGACCGCCGCCGAGCAGACGATGGCCAACCTGTTCGAGATGATTACCGCGACCACCCGCAAGGTCCAGGCACTCGAAACGGCGGCGACGGCCAACAGCGTCGGCGGTCGCCAGTTCAACATCAATTTCTCGGACTACCCTGACGGCGCGTTCCCGGCGGGGCTGTTCGACATCACGTACTCGGGGCCGGGCACCTCGGTGCTGGGCATCCGTGGCGGCAATGCCGTGTGGAACATGGTGAACAACGGCTACCGCCGGGCCATCATGCGGTACCCCACGCCCACCCTCACCTCGTTCCAAGTGGTGCGCGGCACGATGGCCACGCCGCCGACGCAGGGCACCAACGTGCGCATCTGGTCGCTCGGGCGGATGAACGCGGCCAAGACGGATTACGTGTTCGCTCGCGGTTACTGCACCGGGTTCCTGTCGTACAAGGGCGATATTGGCATCGTGCGCAACGGCGTCGAGTACATCTGGGCGTCGGGCATCTCGCTCACCTGGTCGCTGGACCTGCGCGTCATCATGGGCGTCGGCAACAACCCCCGCCGCCACATGGTGCTGTCCGGCGACACCGTGGTGTGGGACGGCATTGAGCCGGTGGACAAACAGTCCTACCTTGACGCGGACCACATGTACTGGGGCGCGCTGTCGGAAACGTCCGGCGCGCAGCACCCCGGCGAGATCGCGGGCGCGAGCACCGTGGACAACGCGCCGCCCGCCGTCGTCGGCACCACGTTCCGCGCCAGCAAGCGCACGGGCGGCGATATGTCCATCGCGGCGGGCAACACCCAGGTGCCCAACAATTTCTACGAGACGGTGGACTACATCTCGCCGGACTTGATCTATCGTCCGGCCAACCGCTGCGAGATCGAGGTGTCCAAACAGGGCACCTACATCGTGCAGTGGCGCGCCTATCACGGCATCTATGCCACCAACACGGGCGGGCACGGCGTGCTGTTCAAGAACGGGGTGCCGTTCTCGAAATGGACGTGGGGAGACACCCCGTTCGTCGTCGGGTTCGCCGTGATGACCTCGAACACCAACGCCACCACCGGGTCGTGTCTGGTGCCGCTGAACCCCGGCGACAAGATCACCGTGGGGTTCTATTTCTCGGCGAACATGGCCAACACGGGCGACAACGTACTGCTGGCCGACGGCAGTGAGTCGTGGTTCGCCCTCGCGCGTCTGGGCATCTGACCGATGGCCTGGCACGGCACCCGGCCCGGCCTCCCCCAGCTCGCCGTCCCACGGCCCGGCTGGCACGCAGAACGGCCCGCCCCCGAGCACCTGGTGACCCGGCCCGTCGGCTGGTGGGCGGTGCTCGCGCTGGACAACGCGGTGACGCTGCACTGGCTGTCCGAGCTGGAGCTGGAGTTCATCCGCGCCGTCGGCATCGAGGTGCTGGCGGTGACGGCGAGCCGGTCGCTGGCGCTCCAGAAAATCGGCATGGTCACGATGCAGCGGAACATCGCCGTGGGCAGCACGCTGGCGCTCCAGGGCATCTATATGACCAGCCTGTCCCTCAACATCGCGCTCCAGCGCGCCCTCACGTTCGCCCGCATCGGCGTGCTGTCGCTGCCCGCCGCGCTGGACCTCGCGCCCACCCTCGGGCTGCTAGCCGTCCGGCCCCTGGACGTGCCCGCCGTCTGGGCCGTGACACCCTCGCTGGGGTTCACCCCGGTGCGCCCCATCGACGTGTCGGCGGCGGTGACCCTCACGCCCAGCCTCCAGCTCGGCACCATCCAGACCCTCGCCCTGGACCGCACCATCGCGCTGTCCTCGCCGCTGGCGTTCGGGTTCCCGCCGACCGCCGAGGTGACCGACAGCTACGGCACCACCGGCACGACGGGGACGCAGAACTACACCCACACCATCCGGCGGTGGTGCGACTGGCAGGACATCATCGCGCTCGGGGGCGGCGGCGGTGGCCAGGCGTCGGCGGCGTTTTTCAACCAGGGCCAGCCGGGGCAGCCGGGCGAGTGGGCGAGCACGTCGCTGCGCCGAGGGATTGACTACCCGTGGTCCGAGCTGTCGTGGGCGGTCAAGGTCGGCGGCGGCGGGGCCGGTGGCCCTGGCCCGACCATCGCGCCGGGGTCTGCCGGTGCCACCAGCGAGGTCGCCGCGTCCATCGGCACCCTGGTGGCCAACGCGGGCACGGGCGGGCTGGGGTGGACGACCGACACGCGCGGGTTCGCGCCGAACCCGTCCACCTACGTGCTCAACGGCAAGAGCTACGTGGCACCCTCGGGGCGCACCGGGTCAGGTATGAACGGCCCTGCTGGGCGGTGGCCCGGCGGCAGCGGTGCGGGGTCCACCGGGTTCGGCAGCGGCGGCGCTGGTGCGCGTGGCCAGGTGTGGGTCCGGTCGTATCAGTGACATGATGGAGGCCATGACGCAACCGGACCCCTCGGACCCCACGTTTGACCCCGCCGAGTTCGAGTGGGCACTGGGTTACGAGTACACCAGCGACCCCCTCGGCCTGGCCGATGACTGGGAGTTCATCTATCAGTCCATGCCCTACGAGCTGGCGCTGGAGAACTACCGCGCCACGTCGTCGGCCATCGAGAACACCCCCGGCGGCATCCCCAACATCCGCAACCTCGGGGTGTACTTCACCCCGCCCGTGACGTGGCAGCCGTTCGACGTGCCGCCCGCCCCGGCTGCCGAGGTCGTCGCCGACGAGCGGCCTGCGGACACCCCCAACCAGTAAGGTCGAGACGTGCCCGAGGGAATCAGCCCATACCTGGCCAACGCGCTGCTGAACGAGGTCTGCCGCGCGGTCAACTGGGTGCCGCCCACCGTCGTGTATTTCCAGGCGCACACCGCTGCGCCGGGGGCGGCGATGACGGCCAACGTCGCGGCGAACGCCGCCCGCGTGGCGGTGTCGTTCTCGGCAGCCGCCTCGGGCGTCATCAACATCAGCAACGCGCCCGAGCACATTCTGGGCGGCACGCAGACCATCACCCACGGCTCGTTCTGGGACGCGGCGAGCGGCGGTAACCCGCTGTGGTCGTCGGCGGCGTCCATCAGCAAGGGCGGCATTGCGGGCGACATCATCCGCGTGTCCACCGCCGGGCTGAGTCTCGGCCCGATTGCGTCGTAAGGTGACCCCATGACACAACCACCTGACACCACCGCGCCCGAGGATGACGGCTACGTCTACGCCGTCGGGTTCGAGGTCGCCGACATCCCCGGCGAGACGCTGCCCCCGCAGCCGCAGGAACCGTTGCCGCCGTCGCCGGACGCGGGCACCGCCGAGCAGGCGGCATACGCCGACGCCGTGGCCGCGCACCTGGAGGCGATGCGGGTCTACAACGGCAACATCGCCGCGATGCTCGCCAGCGAGGCGTATTGGCGCTACGTGCGCACCGAGATGCCCACCCGCGAGGCTGCCGAGGCGCAGGTGCGCGAGGTTCTGGCGGTCCACACGGCCAACCCGCTGGTGCGCAACATCGGCCTGGACCGCGTGGAGCGCCCCGAGTGGGAACGGGTCGCCCTGACGCCCACGACGTAGGCTGACGGGGTGACCGCCACCGTCTGCGTTGCCGAGAATCTGGTTATCGGGCCAGACGGTCAGCTACGCCTCGCCCCGTGGTCGCGCCCGCGCCTCGTCGTGGACGTGCTCGCGCCGTCGGGCGCGGACACCACCAAGCTGCTCGCCACCGAGACGCTGCCGGGTCGGCTGCTCATCGACCGGCGCGTGGAGTGGATGAACGACAGCCCCGTGGATCACATGGTGCGCGTGCTCGTCACCCGGCGGTGGCGGCGGTGGGTCACCTCGAATCCCAACGCTATCGAGTTCCGCGACCGCTGGTCCTCGGCCATCACGCCCGCCGACGCCACGCAGGCCATCGAACCCGCCGAGCCGGTCGTGTCCGGCTACTACAACAGCCAGACCGGCAGCGCCGGGGACATCGGCACCAACAGCGTGGCCGAACCCCAGCCGGGCAAGTTCTGGCACTGGTGGGGCACCAACACCGCCGAGGAGTGGCTGGGGCCGGTCGCGCCGGGTGCCACGCTGCGGCTGTGGTATCGCGGCTACGTGTGGACGCCGGGGCCGTTCTCGGACAACGCCAACAAGAACAGCCCCGCCCATGAGGCCGAGGCCGGTTGGTCGCGCATCCAGCTCATGGCGTTCCCCGACCAGGGCAAGGCGGTGACCGGGTGAGCGTGAAAGTCTGCACCGCCGAGTACATGATTTCCGACGTGCGCGGCCTCGGCGTGGCGCGCACCTGGCTGCCGCGCATCGTCAGCGAGCAATTCCTGGAGTCCACCAAGGACGGCGAGATCAAGCTGTCCCCCGACCCCGTGACGATGATCGACGGTGACCTGACGTGGTTCAACAACAGCCGGGACCCGCAGCGCATCGGCGTCTCGGTCCACCGCGCCCCGCGCATGATCGTGGCGCAGTCGCCCAGCACCGTGGTCATCCACGACGCCTGGTCCCACCAGGTCGGCGTCAGCCCCGAGGCGGACTATCCCTCGGTCATCGCCGACACGTTTGGCGGGCGCATCCAGATCGACCGCGCCAGCGTTGCGGCCAATGACATCCAGTTCGGTCGTTACATCCTGATCGGCGACGACAGCACGCGGTGGGTGGACCTCGGCGTGGTGCCGCCCCGGCAGTCGTTCCATTTCCGCTACATCGCCGCCGTGCAGACGCCGGGCACCTGGACGCTGCCCGGCACCGACAGCGACGTGGTGGGCCGGTGGGAAGCACATGCGCGCTGGACGCGCCTGACGGCGATGGCGGTGCCCGCATGACGAACCCGACCCCCTGCGTGGACCCGCTGCATTTCGAGGTCACCGAGGACGGGGCCATCCGGCCACAGCCGTGGATGCAGTGGCGGCAGGTGGACTCGGCCAGCGTGCCGTCCAAGGCGGGCAGCTACGGCGTGACGCTCCAGTCGGCGGGCGTCGGCGGCGTGGAGGTGTTCGGCACCCTCGGGTCGCTGTTCGGTTCGCTGTTCTCGTTCATCCCCGGCATGTTCGGCTCGTCGTCCATCCTGGCCGGGCTGGTGTCCTCGGCGTCGGCGGGCGGCAACAAGAACGACCTGTTGCACCAGTTGACGCGCACCTGGACCAACGACACGCCCGTGGCCCAGGACGTTTACGGCCTCATCACGCGCGGCGGCTGCCGGGTGTCGCTCCAGGCGCGCAGCCGTGGCGGGCTGGTGCTGTCGTCCGGCTACAAGGTCGGCGTGCTCGGCGACCCCGGCCCGCTGGTCCCGGCGTCCATGTTCGGCGTCGGGGCCGACCTCGGGCGCGGCGGCACCCTGGCCATCGGTACGACGTTCTGCGTGGCCGAGGAGCGCATGAACAGCGTCACCATCCCCCTCGCGCCCGAGCGCACCGGCTGGGCGCGGCTGCTGCCCGGCCAGTCCATCACCGCTCGGGTGGAGCTGCGGTTCGTGTCCGAGTTCTGGGAGAACACCACGATTGACGGCGGCGACACGGGGTCCGAGTCCAGCTATGAGACGGGCGACACGCGCCTGGACCTGTACGCCGTGCCGGTACTGTAGCGGTCACAACCCCGACCTCGGAGGGTAATTTGTACGACCCCACACCCGGCTATATCGACTGTGAGTCCGACGGCGAGGACCACCCCACGCCGCCCGGCCACCCGTACCGCGAGCTGGATGTGCCGGGCGTCGGCGTCATCCATGCGCGCAAACCGCTGCCCAACGCCATCCCCGCGCTGGCCGGTGCCGCCAACGCCAAGGTGACGCCGGGCACCCGCATCGACCAGTTGGACATCTTCATCCAGAACCACGTCGCTGACGGCGAGTTCGAGGCGCTACTGGCGCGGATGATGGACCCCGACGAGGAGATGCCGCCGGACACCATGCTGCGCGTCAGCCGGGCGATTGCAACGGCGGGTACCGCCCGCCCTACACGGCGGTCATCAACCTCGCGCTGATGGCCGCGCACAACTGGCGGGCGTTGCGCACCCGCGCGCTGGACAAGGGCATCGCCGACCTGATGGCGGTGTCCTCCATGCACGTCGTGCTGGACCTCATGGAGCAAATCGGCTTGGAGTCGGTCACGGTGGACGCCAAGACCAAGGCCGAGGCGATGGGCAAGGTGCGCAGCTACTACGACAAGCTGTATAAGCCAGACCCCACCGCAATCGCCGTCAACGGCGGCGAGGTCGGCCCGCCGCCGGGCTGGTCCGACGAGGAGGTGGAGGCGTCGTTTGATGCGTTCCTGTCGGCAGGTGGCGGCTAGTTGCGCCCGAGCACGATACCCTGACCACTATGGCCATCGTCGCCGTCCTGATGGACACCAACGCCGAGCCGGGGGAGAAGCTGGACCCCGCGCTGCGGGCCGAAATCGAGAAACTGGCCCCCGGCCTGGAAATCGGCGAGGTCGGCGAGTCCGAGCTGGCCGACAACGCCGTCACGTCGCCCAAGATCAAAGAGGGCGCGGTCCACACCGAGCACATCGCCGAGGCCGGGGTGGAGGCCGTCAACATCAAGGCGGGCGCGGTCGGCACCGCCGCGCTGGCGGGCGACTCGGTGACCGGGGCCAAGGCCGGGGCGGGCGTCGTCACCGCCAAGGACCCCGCAGGCAACTACATCGAGTCCGAGGAGTGGCACGGCACCGCCGCCCAGTTCGCGCAGATCAACCCCCGCAACCCCAACGTCACGTACTACGTCACCTAGATGCCGGTCTATCGCGGCACGGGTCCGCTGGTCAAACAGGTGTACCGGGGCGACACCCCGGTGCGCCAGATTTACCGTGGCAACACCCTGGTGTGGCAGCGGTCGGTCGTGTCCGACGGGTTCGACTGGGATGGCTGGCTGGACAATTGGATTAACGAGCTGTGCAGCGGCGAGGACCTTGGCGACCTCATCAGCGACGGCCTCGGTGGCATCGTGGACGGCATCGGCAACGTCGTCGGTCAAACCGTCTCGTTCGTAGAGGGCGGGGCCAACGGCGTCGGCACCCTGGTGGCCCGCACCGGCACCACGCTGGTGGACGCCTACTGCGGCGCGTGGGGCGGCACCTCGCCGCCGGACGGCCTCATCGGTCTGGTCAACGGCATCCCCATCATCGGCGGGTTCCTCGCCGACTGGCTGGAGGGTGACCTGGACATCACCAGCATCATCGGCAAGCTGCCGGTGGTCGGCAACATCGCCAAGCAAATCGGCCTCATCCCCGACGACCTCGGCAACCTGCTGGACCCCATCAACTACGTGATTGACGAGGCGGGCAACGTCCTCGGGACCATCACCTGCGGGAAGTACAAGAACATCGGCGGTGGTGCCCTGGAGGGCATCTGCTACGTCATCGGCGTGGTCAACCACGCGGCGCGGATGATGGTGCCGGACGGCCTGCTGAACCTGGACCGCCAGGTGGGCCGGATGCGCCACCCCAACCTGTTGCCCTCGGACGACGGCTGGCTGGAGGTCCAGGTGGCCGAGGCAGGCAGCCCCGGCATGGCCACGCAGGTGTACCGGCGCTACGCCAACGACGGCAGCGGCGCGCGGGGCGTCGGCATCCACATGGTGGACAACATGGCGGGCATCGTGCGCCGCGTCGGCGGCGTCGAGACGGTCGTGGCCCCCAACCTCGGCGGGTTCGGCCCGTCCTCGCGGCTGCGGCTGGAACAGCTCGGCAACGTCCACACGCTGCTACGCGACGGCAACCCCATCGGGTCGTGGCCGGACAACACCGGCACCGCCGCCTCGGGCGCGAACAACCGCAGCGTGGCGATGGTGATGAACGGGGCTAAGGAACTGTGGGGCGCTCGGCGTTTCTCGCCGTCGCTGAACTACCTGGAGGCGGGCTGACCAGGCGGCAGACGCCGTAGCCGACCATCCCGCCGCCGACGAGCATGGCACCCCAGCCCGACACCGCCGTCAGCACCACGCAGCCCGCGACGATGACGAGCACCGCCGACAACGGGAACGGGTGACGCGGCAGCGGTGCCGGGCGTCCGAGGCGAAACACGAACATCAGCGCCCGCCGTGCCAGCCACGGCCCGGTCGCTCGGCGTGCCAGGCGTCAATCGTCTCGGGGAACCAACCCCGGTGGATGCCCACCTCCACGTCGTGCGGGGGCAGCTTGATGCCCGACAGGCTGCGGGCGGACTTCATGCCGAGGCGCTTGGCCACCTGGTCGGTGGACAGCGCCACGATGGTGGTCTGGGTCGTCGCGGTCATGCAGCACATGTTACCCGACTTGTGCGGGTTTGTGTGAGTCGGTGACGTGGAGGCTGATGGGGTGGCCGTCGGTGGCCTCCACCGCCGCGCGCCCGGCGACCAGGCGCAGCCACTCGTCGGCGGCGTTGCCGTCGGTGACCACGGCCAGGGGCAGCGGGCCGTCCTCGGGGTCCCGGCGGTCGGCCTCGTCCAGGACCATCTCCACCTCATGGGCGAACTGGTCGGCCAGGTCCTCCACCGCGCCGAGCAGCCCCGGCGGGCAGGCGTCACGGCCCGACTCGATGCGCTGGTAATCGCGCCGGTCGCGGTTCAGCCTCGCGGCCATGTCGCGCTGTGACAGGCCGATGAACAGGCGGTGGGCGCGGATGACCTCGCCGAGGCCGTGGGTGTACTCGGGCGGCGACAGCGGCGGCGTGGGGGTGCGTGGGGCCATCACGGCGGGCAACGGGCCGTTCGGATGGATGACGGGCAGGTCGGCGGACATGGTGTTCTCCTCGGGGTTGTGATGGGGATGGCCCCGGCGCGGTGGTGCGCCGGGGCCGGTGGAGCTGGGGCGGGTTACCACCCGGCCTTGGCGGCGCAGATGGGGCCGATGCCCCGCGCCCTGGACTCGTCGTTCGTGAGGGTGCGACCGCACAGCCCGCACTCGCCGAGTTCGTGGCCGTAGCGCGCGGCTGCTGCCTCGGCACCGACGGCGGCGATCTTGCGCAGGATGGCGTCCCCGGCTGCCCGGCTCATCCGCTGCTCGTCGTCGGACACCATCAGCTTGACGAACACGAACCCGGCCCACTTGCCCTCGGTCGGGCGGTCCACCTTGTAGAACGCGGTGGCGTTGACCGCGCCGTCCTCGGTGTCGATGGCGTAGCGCCCGGCGGGGACGACCTCGGCGGACGGGCGGTCGCCCGTGACCGGCAGCTCGGCGTCGGCCTTGGGGCTGCCGGGGGTCAGGTCGAACAGCCAGGAGATGAGCTTGGACGCGCCGTCCTTGGTCAGCGGGGCGTACCAGAACGCGATGGTGGCGTCATCGGTGCGCTCGGCCATGTGGGCGAGGATGGCGTTGACGCGCTCGCCGTAGGACGCCGACCGGCCCACGGTGCCGTTGATGACCCGGCTGATTTCCGCCGGGGTGGCGTCGTTCATCGGGGCCAGCGCCCAGCCGATGACGGTGTTGAGCACCGCGCACCGCTCCACGTACTTGCGGGCGGACTCGGGCTGGTCGCGCCACACGCCGCGCTCCAGCGCCGGGACGATGGCCCGCACGATCTGGGCGTCGGTGGCGACGGCGGCGGGGCGAGGGGCGGGGGTGTTGAACGGTGAACCCATGATCTGGTCCTATCTGGTGAGGGCGGGCCATTCCCGCCGAACAAGGACCACAATACCGACTTATGCGGGATTGTCAAACCCGAGCTGCACGGGGTAGTCGTACAGTCGGGGCATGGCACTCGGGGCACCGATGGAGAACGGCTGGCCGGAATGCGACCTGTCCGACACCCAGCGGCTCACCATTCCCGGCACGCCGCTGTCGCTGCCCATCCGCGAGGGCCAGCCGCACGCCATCCTCCAGGCGTTTTTCCGCGATGTCGATGCGTTCATCGAACCGGCGAACAACAGCCGGGGGTACACCGACGAGGGGTCCTGGACCGACAACAACAGCGTCTACACGTCGAACCACAAGGGCGCGACGGCTGTGGACTGGAACTGGGACGACCACCCGCTGGGCGTCAAGGACGGCGGCTGGAACGGCTCGGTGCTCATCACCGGCAGCCAGGTCCCCGCGATGCGCGACCTGCTCGCCTGGTACGAGGGCATGGTGTTCTGGGGCAACGACTGGCGCAGCCCCATCGACTCGATGCACTTTCAGATGGGCTACAACACCTACGGCGCGGCCAACGTCGCGCGGGTGCAGAACTTCATCGACCGCAAGATACGGGCCGACGGCTACAGCACCTACCGGCGCGGCGGCGTCCCGCGCGGCGGTGGCCCGGCGCAGGCACCGAGCACCCCGGCCAACCCCATCCCGCCCAAGTCCGGCCTGACCGCCGAGGTGCTGTGGAACATCGCCGGGCGTCCGGCGCGGATGCCGCTGGATCGGTACCGCGAGCTGCTGCCGATTTTCGTGCAGATGCTCCACGACATGGACGCCAACACCATCGACCGCCGCGCGATGGTGATTGCCCAGCTATTCCATGAGTCCGGCGCGCTGTTCTACAAGCGCGAGATTGCCGACGGCAGCGCCTACGAGGGGCGCGCCGACCTCGGCAACACCCAGCCCGGCGACGGGCGGCGGTTCCGTGGCCGTGGCTGGATTCAGTTGACGGGCCGGGCGCACGCCGCCGGGTTCTCGCGCTGGATGTTCAGCCGGGGCAAGTGCCCCACGCCGACGTTCTACGTGGACCATCCCGAGCAGATGGAGACCGACGAGAACGCCGCGCAGGTCGCCGTCTACTACTGGACGGTGAGCCGTCCGCAGCTCAACGCGCTCGCCGACGCGCGCAACCTGGAGGGCGCTACGCGCGCCATCAATGGCGGCACCAACGGCCTGGCCGACCGCCGGATGTTCTACGACCGCGCCCTGGCGGTCAATGCCGACTTGCTGGATGGCAGCGGCACCGCCGCCCCGACCGACCCATTCGAGGAGCTGATGATGTCGGACGCCACGTTCCGTTCCACGTCGCACTACCGCACCGACGACGAGGCCAACCTGACGTTCGGCCATCTGCTGCGGTCGGTGGACGCAATGACCCATGAGCAGATGGTGGAGCTGGCCGCGCTGCGCGGCGAGGTCTGGGCCATCCAGTTGCTCGCCAAGCTGGCCAACCGGCAGTTGCCGGGGGCCAACGACCCTGACGGCGCGTTCTGGGTGGCGCGTGCGGTCAGTCTGCTCAACGCCATCCAGACCACCCGTCCCGACTGGATTACCGCCGCCACCGAGGCGGCGCGAGGAGGCACCGCATGACCACGCAGACGCCCATCTACACCGCCACCGCTGGCCCGGCGGACCCCAAGGCACCGCTGGCAGCCAAGGCGTACACCGTCGTGTCGGGTCTGCTCGGCCTCGTCGCCGTGGCGTCCACGTTCGGCGTCATCACCGCCGAGCAGGGCGCGGCGCTCGGTGGCCTCGGGACTGCGGCCACCGGCCTCGTCGGCGCGGCCATCACCGCCGTCGCCGCGTTCCGCACCAACAAGCAGGTCAAGAACGGCACGTTTGACCCGGCACCGCCGCCGGTCATCGTCGCGCCCATCGACGCGCCCCTGGAGAACCTGGTGCAGCTCCAGAAAGCTGCCAACGACGCCGTGGACCAGGTACAGGCCAAGGTCGCCGACGGCCTCAACTTCATCCAGGCAGCGGCGTCGATCATCCCCGGCGGCGCACCGGCCAACGTCGGCACGCTGCTGCCCGGCCTGACCGAGCTGGCCGACCTCATGCGCACCCGGCCCGCGCCGCAGGTGCCCCACCCGGCCCCGCCCGCATCGTGACCGAGCTGGCGCTGGGGTCCTCGGGCATCCTGCCCGCCGCGTGGTCGGCGCTGATGCGGCTGCGGTTCAAGGGCTACGCACTGAACCGGGACGGCTCGCCGCTGGGCATCGACGGCTATTTCGGCTACGACGAGGAGGCCGTCCAGGTCACCTATCAGCGCAAGACGGGCCAGGACCCCACCGGGCGCGTCAGCGAGCACGACCTACACGTCCTCGGCCTGCTGCCCACGCTCATCACCACGCACGGCAGCGGGCAGCCGGACCCGTTCGGCATCGGCTACCCCGCCGACATGGCGCGCCGTCTGCTGCACCTGTACCACTGGCAGCCGACGGGGAACTACCCGGCGACCTCGGTGCCGATGAACAAGTCCGCCGACCAGGGCGAGCGCGAAATCATGCGGTTCCTCGCCGACGCGGGCATCGTGCCGGGGCCGACGGCGTGGATTGACTACAGCCAGGGGTCCATCTGCGGCGGTCGGGCGCGCAACGCCATCCGGCGCGGCGACGTGCGCGATGGCGTCACCATCATCGGCGGCGTCACGTTCGGCAACCCGATGCGCCCCGGCGGCAGTTACGCGGGCAACAAGGACCCCGGCGGCGAGGGCATAGACCCCACGCTGGAGACGGCCACCGAGCCGGGGCTGATCCACATGGCCGCGCCGGGCGATCTCTACACCACCTGCCCCGGCGGGCAGCAGGGCGAGTATGAGCGCGCGGTGTTCAACATGGTGTTCTCGCGCTTCACCGGGCGCGACAGCATCCTGGAACAGGTCGGCGAGCTGCTGTCCGGCAACCCGTGGGAACTCATCGCCGCCGGGCGCGCGATCCTGCGCGGCGGCATGTTCCTGGTGCGCGGCACCGGCCCGCACGTCCAGTACCACACGCGGCTGCTGCCGGGCAGCAACCAGACGTACTACGAGGCGGGCATCAGCCACCTGGAACGGGTCGCCACGACGCGCCTGGAGGGCATTGTGGCCCGCGCGCAGGCGGGCGGCGTAATCTGACCAGCGGTACCGCGTGGTTGTGGACCTAGCACAGCGCCCCGGCCCGTCGTGGAGACGGTAACCGGGGCGCTGTCTTGGTCAGGCGCTACTTGGCAGCAGCGGCCTGCTGCCGCCACGCCTCGAAAATCGCCTTGTCCTCCTCGGTCGCCGCGACCAGGATGACCGGCGCGTCCTGCCCCTCCTTGCGCTGACCCTTCTGGATGCGACCGAGCACCCAGGCGATGTTGCGGTCCAGCGCCCGCTTGCCCTCGCGGACCAGCGGCTTGTTGAAGAACAGGTTGTCATCCAGGCGCTCGCCGACCTCGAACGGGTCGCACTCCTCGTACTCGCCGTACTTGTTGGTGAACCCGAACTCATCGGGCAGCGTCAGCGGGATGAGGTCCACGCGGGTGAACGGCGATTTGCCGTCCTCCTCGTTGCCGCTGTTGACCGTTTTCATGCGCCCCACCTCGGTGAAGTGCATGAGGACGAGCTGCCCCATGAAGTGGCCCGGCTTGTAGCCGCCCGAGCCACCGGGGTCGGCGACCCCGCCCGCGAACGGGTCGCCCTTGATGGGGGTGTCACCGCCCACGCTGGTCACGTCCGCCTTGGTGGGGTCGTCGCTGGCGTCCTTGGCGGCAGCGGCGGGGGCGGACTTGGTGGCGGTGGCAGCGCCCCCGCCTTTCTTGTTGAACGGGCTGGACACGGTAGTGGTTCTCCTCGGTGTTGGTGTTGGTGCTGGTTGTGTTACTGGTCGGGACTGGTTACTGCTCCAGCAGCGCCGCGACACGCGCGGCGTGCTCACCCAGGTCGTCGTCCCAAACGTCCTGGTACTCCTCGTAGACCGCCTGGCCCTGGTCCAGGTCGGTGATGGCCGACAGCTCGCACCGAGCCGTCGCGTAGCGGATGGCCTCGTCCGACGGCACCGGGACCGCGTGCTGCGGCACCTTGGCCGGGGCGTCCTTGCGGATGCCCTTGACCTTGGCCGACTCCACCAGCGCCTCGCCGCCGAACCACTTGTCAATCGTGATGGCGGCGGTGCCCGCCGGGTTGTTGCTCGGGACGTGGATGAGGATGGCGAAATCGTCGCGGATGTCGGGCATGGCCTCCCACCCGGTGCCGTCCAGGGTCAGCACGCGCTCGGCCCACCCGTAGACCCCGCCCACCTGGACGGCGAACGACAACCACGAATACTTGAGGTCCTTGGACGTTTTCACGTCGCCCAGCACCAGCTCGCCCGTGGTGACGATGCGGAACACCCGGTCAATCTTCCCGGCGACCGATAGGCCGTGTTCCTCCTCGCACTGGGTGTTGAGCACGGTGCGCTCCACGTAGTCCGGCAGCGCGACGATGCCCCGGTGGGCCAGCGTGCGGTAGTACGCATCGACGTGCGGGCGCACCAGCTCGGGCACGTCCTTGCGCAGCACGATGCCCATGTCGATGGCCTCACACCAGGCGTGGACGCACTCGCCCAGCTCGCGGGCGTGCGCGCCGCCCATCATGTTGTCGATCATGTCCAGGACGGCATCCACCGCCGTCACCTTGTCCGACTCGGTGGCCGCGAGCAGCGCGCCGAGGGCACTGCTGGCCGTCGTCTCGAACAGCGGGTTGAGCCGGGTGTCCGGCGGCAGCTTGGCCAGCTCCATGACGCGCAGCGCCGTCTCGCGCCGTCCCCACTTGGCCAGCCCCTCGCGGTCGTCAATCGTCTTGGCGATGGTGGTGGCGCGCGGGAACAGCGTGGGCCGTCCCGTCTCGGGGTGCGGCAGCTTGTACCAACCCCACTGGCCGAACACCGACGGCGGGCGCGGCGTCTCGGGTGGCAGCGGGTAGCCCTGGTACTCGGTCGTGCGCGGTGCCGGGGTCATGTCGGCGCTGATGTCCATGCGGTCGTTCTCCTCGGTGGTTGTGGAAACGGGCTGAGAGGCGCTGTGCGCCTCGCTGACGCTATCCGGCGGCACTGACACGGCGGACCCGCCGTTCGGCTGCGTGGGCGGCAGCGGGGCCGGTGCGCCGGGCAGGAAATAGTCGGGGTGTGCGCGCTCGGGGTTGTCGGTCCAGCCGTCGCCCAGTTTCCCGTCGTGGTCCACGGGTCGGCGGTACACCCGGCCATCGGGCTGGGTGCGCGCGGGGAACTGGTGCGCGACGGTCACGATGCCACCGCCGTGAACTGGCCGGTGCGGTCGTGGCCGGTGCGCAGGAACACCCACTCATCGGCGTCGGACTCGCGCAGGTCGAACAGCCCCGCCAGGTCGTCCTCGTTGTGCATCAGCAGCCGGGCGTAGTAGGCGGTGAAATCGTTGGACAGCCGATAGACCTCCTCGGGGGCGTCGGTGGCCAGGCCGAGGGTCCAGCGCGCCCCCTCAAACAGCGCCTTGACGCCCAGTTTCGTCTTGCCGGTGGCCATCCACTGGCGCGACAGCTCGCACAGCACGGCGTAGACGTGCGGGTTGCGAGCGTGGAACGACTCGAACCGGATGGCGATGGGCAGGTGCGGCGGCAGGTCGGTCATGTGCGGTTCCTGATGCCGTTGGTGCCGTTCGGGTGCGTGCTGTTGCCGTTGTAGCCGGGCAGCTTGGACCGCAGCGTGTGCTCGCTGACCTTGTGGCGGCGGTGGACCTCGCGGTACGACAGCCCGCGTTCCAGGTCGGCGCGCCACGCGGCCACGTCCTCGGGCGTGTAGACGCGCGGGGCCGGGCGCTTGGGCACGTCGGGCAGCCGGACGGTGAACTGCTCGCACGGGCAGGAGAACGGCCCCTGGCCCCGGTTGTGGCGGCAGCCCTCGCCGCGCGGGTGCGCGGCGCGGTCGTGGTTGCACCCCGGCGTATCGCACAGCGTGTACTTGGTGATTTTGACCGGGCGCAGGCGGGCGGGACCGAGGAACGCACCGGCCCGCGCCTGGCGGGTGGACTCGCGCATCAGTGCGCCCCCAGTGCAATCTCCAGGTGCCACTCGCCCGGCGTGCCGAACGAGGTGGTGCCCTCGCACCAGGACACCCGGTCAACGTGCCACGCCAGGCTGTCGTCGTCGTTGCCGGTGGTGCTGTAGTGGATGACCTGGCCGACCGCCGGGGCGGCGGGGAACCGCCCCAGGTCGTGGGTCTGGTTGTCGGCGGCGTCCCCGCGCCGGTACGTCGTGGCGTACACCCTCACGGTGCCCATCAGTTCTCGATGAGACGGTCGAGGCACCGGCTGACGAACTTGATGGAGATTTCGTCAGACAGGCGCGCCTTGGTCATGTCGGCGTACCCGACGATGCGCAGGCTGCGGGCGAGCTGCTGCTGGGCGTCCGACGGCGGGGCGTTGCGCCGCCACTTGGCCCCACGGTCGGGGAGGTCCTGGCCGGACTCCACGATCCACACCTCGGCACCCTCCAGCGCCTCGGGCAGGTCCACGTACTCGGGGCTGTCGGTCTGGAACCGGCCCGACCCGGTGACGCTGATGACGCGCCCCGTCTTGGTGTTGAGCTGGCCAATGGCCCACTTGGTGGACTCGATGACCTCGCCGTCGGGGCCGGGGCGACCGGGGCGGTAGCCGTCCTCGGGCCACAGGAACACGACCTCGTTGGCCCCCATCAGGCTGATGAACGGCACGCCCTTGGGCGTCTCCAGCCACAGCGTGGTGTCGTTGGCCAGCAGGTCGATGGTGACCATATCGACCGGACCCTGGCGCACCATCTTGATGGCGTCCTCGCCACCGCCCATGCTGTCGTCCAGCGGCACCTCGGGCAGCAGGTCAACCAGCTCGTTGCCCTCGGTGTCCACGTCCTTGACCTCGGCACCCGGCAGCAGTTGCGTCAGGCTGACCAGCTTCATGGAGCGCGCGGACCCGGCGAGGTCCAGCACCAGGGCGTCAGTCTTGCCGGGGTGCAGCCGCAGGGCACGGCCCACCATCTGGGAAAACAGGTTCTTGCTGCGGGTCGGGCGGGCGAGCACCACGGTGTCGCACATCGGGAAGTCCGCGCCCTCGGTGAGCACCTGGACGGTGACCAGCGCCCGCGCCTCGCCCGAGCGGTAGGCGGCGTAGACCGGCTGGCGCGCCTCGTAGCTCATCGCGCCGGTCACGGCCACCGCCGGATAGTCGGCCTCGGTCAGCGCGTCGGCGATGTGGTGGGCGGCGTCCACGCTGGCGGCAAAGATGATCGGCGTGCGGTCGGCGGCGTGCAGCTTGATGGCGTCCACGACGTACTCGGTCGCGGCCTCCATGACCTCGGCGAGGTCGCCCTGGTGGAAATCACCGGCGACGTTGCGCACGTCGTCCAGGGCGTCCAGCCCGGCCACGCGCACCGTCTTGCCGTGGGGCTGCACCAGGAACCCCTTGCGGATGGCCCACGCGATGTCTTTCTCGTAGGCGATGTTCTCGATGACATCGCCGAGGCCGATGACGCCGCGCTCGTTGCGGTACATCGTGGCGGTGAGTCCGCACATGCGGGCGTCGTCGTAGCCGCCCAGCTCGCGGAACGTGGTGTGGAACCCCTCGGCCCCGGCGTGGTGTACCTCGTCCCACAGGATGACATCGCGGCGACCGAGCGCCTGGCGACGGTGAGCGGTGGCGAGGGTCTGGAGCGTGGCGAACACGACCGGCGCGTGGTGGTCGTCCTCCTCGGCGCGCACGATGCCGGTGTCCCCGGCCATGTCCGGCGCGACGGCGATGAAGTCCCGGCGCATCTGGTCCAGCAGCTCGCCGCGATGCGCGAGGGCCACCACGCGGTCGCCACGAACGCGGGCGCGGCGGATGAGTTCGCCGATAACGGTGGACTTGCCCGAGCCGGTGGGGAGGACCACGCCAGTGCGGCGGGTGCCGTTCGCCCAGCGGCGTTCGACGGCGTTGGCGGCGTCAGTCTGGTACTGGCGCAGCTCGCGCGGTGCGAGTGGGGTGGTGGTCATGGTGTAGGTACCTGCCAAGGTGTCGGTGGTGGTTGAGGGTGCGGTGCTGGTGGAGGTTGGTGGCCCGGTCGCTCGGGGTCGCCGCGCGACCGGACCACCCAGACTTTACCGAAAATCTCGGGATTGTCTAGTCCGCCACGCCGTTGGCCGCAGCCGCCGCGCGGAACAGCGCCTCCAGGTCGCTGTACCCGAACAACTTGAGCTGATTGGCCGTGATGGTGTCCTCGGTGTTGGCCTCCAGCATGGCGATGAGGCCACGGTACGACGACACGCGCGTGGGGTTCAGCCAGCCGTCCGGCTTGGCCACGTTGTTGCGCACGTCGCGGTCGTCGGGCACGTTGACGTACATGTTCCGCAGGTAGTCGTTGTCCCCGGTGGCGGCGCGGAACCGGCGGGCGTCGTCCGCCGTCGGTTGCTTGCCCGTCTTGAGGAACTTGGTCAGCTCGTCGCGCAGCGCCCGCAGGGCGGGCAACTTGTCCTGATCCGCGACGATGCGGCGGCGGTACTCGGCGGCGTCCTCCTGGAACTTGGCGTCCGCCTTGTCGTGCGCGGTCAGCGCCGCCTTGGCCGCGTCGATCAGGGCCGACTTGTTGAACGTGATGGACATGGGTATCTCCTCGGGTTGTGGTTGTGAACCGTTTGCGCGTGGAGGTATGCGCGCCCCACCTGGTGCTTAGTCGCTGTCGGTGATCTCGGCAGCGGCGGCGGCGCGGGCCATCTCGGGGGTGACGGTCGGGTCGGGGATGTACCGAGCGCCCGACGGCGTGCCGGTGAGCGTGACGATGAGGCCGTAACGCAGGCCACGGTCCACCGCCAGGCTGATCCGCTGTTTCCAGTACGCCGCCGTGTCGCTGCGGCTGTTGGCGTAGGCGTCGGGCCGGATGGCCGCGACCAGCTCGGCGCGCGTTGCGCCCTGCTGGGTCAGGTCGTCCAGGTAGTGCCGGACCCGCACAGCCGTCTCCACGACCGGCTCGGGCAGTGCGCGAGCGAGCACGATGTCCCCCTGCATCGGGTCCACGTCACCGTTGATGCCGGTGATGATGGGCGCGTTGATGTCGTTGCCCGGCCAGTTGAGCATCCGCAGCGGGATGGCGTCGTCCAACTGCTCGGCGTTCTTTTGCTTGGTCGTCCACAGCTCGATGGCCTTGCCCTCGATGTGGCCGTCAGCGTCGGTGATGTCGGTGGTGTCCCAGGTGGCGTGGCGGATGAGCAGTTCGCTGTCCAGCGCCGCGTTGAGGGCCGAGCTGCCGCGCCCCACGGTGGGGTCGTGCTTGCCGGTGTGGTGGACCACGCAGACGCCCGCGTTGGTGAGCGCCTTGAGCTTGTCGAACCGGCGCACCGCGATGCCGACATCGGTGGCGCTGTTCTCCTCCAGCCCCGAGGACATGCGGGCGAACGTGTCGAAGATGACCAGGCCGATGCCCTTGCGCGCGATGTACGCCGCGATGTCGCCCCACGCCTCGTTCTCGGCCTTGACCAGGATGATGCTGTCACCCAGCAGCAGGTCGTCCGACAGGTCGATGCCGTGGGCGTCCTCCCACGCGCGCAACCGCTGCACCGCGCCGGACAGCCCCTCGCCGGGCAGGTAGAGCACGGGCGTCTTGAGGGTCCGGCGACCTTGCCAGGACTTGCCGGTGGCGATGTGGCAGGCCATGTCCAGCACCACGGTGGACTTGCCCAGCCCCGGCGGGCCGACGACGCACGACAGGCCACCGTGCTCGATCAGGCCGTCGATGATGTACTCGGGCGGCGGCATGTGACGCCAGTGCGAGAACGGCGCGATGCGGGGCACGCCCGCGTGCTCGCTGTCGAACACGTCGGGGTCGGGGTCCTCCACCCGGTCGGGGTACGGGCTGGCGTCCGCAGGCGGCGGCGTGGACCCGGCGTCGGCCTTGCCGAAATCGGCGGGCAGCCCGGCCAGCAGCTCGTCGGCGGTCGGCGGCGGGGTCGGCTCGGGGGCCGGGTCGCCGTACTCCTCGCGGCTGTCCATCGGCGCGTCGTCGGCGCTGGTGGTCTGGGCGTCGGACCCGTCGGCGCGGTGGCCCCCGTCGTCGGCGTCGTTCTCGTCCACCGCGTGCCACAGGATGCCCTCGTCGTCGGTGACGAACAGGCCGTCCCGGCTCATGCACTGCTCGCACATCGGCGCGGCCTCGGGGGTAGCTGCTGGCGGGGTATCCACTGGCGGCTGGTCCTCGGTCACCGGCAGGCTGAAATCGCCGTCAGTCGGCGCGGTGTCCTCCTGGCCCGCGCGGGGGTTGATGTCGGGGTCCACGCTGACCACGGGCGTGACGCCCATGTCGTCCATCGCCTCGCCGACGTTGCCGCCGTAGTGGATGAGCGCGACGGCCTGGAGCTTGGAGAACGTCGCCGACCACCCCGGCTCGCCGATGCGGTCGGTGAACGGCGGCGCGTCGTGGTCGGTCCACAGGTGGAGAGGCGCGTTCGTCTCGGTGTACCGGCCCAGCGAGCAGCCGGGGTCATGCGCGGTGGCCGACTTGGGGCTGGCGTGCTCGCCCGGCGCGGTCCACACGGGGCAGCCGCAGGCGTCGGCGCGCGGTGCCGGGACCCAGCCGAGGGGTTCCAGAATCTCGCGCCAGGAGACGTTCGCCGCCCACTGGTCCACCAGGTCGGCCAGCTCGGTGTTGTCGGTGTGCTGGTCGCCCTCGCGGGCGCGCACGATGCGTTTCTCCCCGGCCTTGATGATCTCGTCAGCCAGCCACTCGGGCAGCTCGTAGACGTGGCCGAGCTGTTCATACTTGCCCTCGGGCCGGGTGCTCGGCGGGATGAGCACATATCGGCGGTCCCACAGGACGGCGAACCCGTTGTCCCCGCCCCACGTCATGGCCCCGAGGTGGCGCGGCAGCACCGGCATCAGCTCGTCGGGCACCGTGAAGTAGAAATGACCGCCGTCGCTGTGCGACCAGGTGGACGGGTCCTCGGGGTCGGCGTCCTTGCCCATGTGGCCCGGCGTCAGCACCGTCGGCGCGGGCAGCTCGGGGTCGTCGGGGTCCAGCTCGTTGGCCTCGAACCAGCGCCGCGTCTGGGCGGCGGTGTCGCAGTCGATGACGACGATGCCGGACCCGCCGACCTCGATGGCCAGGTTGACCGCGACCGGCTGGGACATCACGATCTCGCCCGCGTCGGCGCGTTTCTTGTTGTAGGGCACCACGTCGCCGGTCACCACAGCGCCGCCGTCGGTGGTCACACCGTCGGTCACGACCTCGCGCCACTCGCTGAACAGCTCCACGTACCGCTTGAGGTAGCGGTCCAGCGTGGCCTTGTCCGAGGTGGCCAGCGCCAGCCCGCCCGGCGACTTGATGGCGCGCCAGTCCTTGCGCCCGGCCTCGCGCGCCGCCTCCTGCGCGGCCTTGTCGTCCTTGTTCCGCGCGACCGTGGTGCGCAGGTCGGCGGGAACCTTGCTGTTCGGGAGGATGAACAGCAGCGACAGCCCGAGGTCGGCGGCGCTGCGGATGTACGCCCGCACGGCGTCGTGGTCGGTGTTGTCGATGCCGGTGCCCAGTACGGCCTCCAGCGGTTTAGCGCCCAGCATTGTCGTCAGTCTCCTCGGTGGTTGTGGGGTGGGTGTCGCCGTACTCGTCCACGATGCCGATGCGGCAGCGGGGGTGAGCGCACAGGAACGTGGCGGCGGCGGTGGTGCAGCGGTCCAGGTACTCGGGGTCCAGGTCGGCGGCGGCGATGAACGTGTCCCGCTTGCCGATCAGCTCGCGCACCTTGGGCAGGTCGGACAGCCGGTGCCCGACCTCGCCGCCGTGCCAGTACGACGACAGCGGCGGGTCGTGGTCCAGGCAGGTCAGATACAGCGCGTTGCTCACCGGGGGCGCTGCGCGATCTCGCCGCCGAGCGCGGCGTACCCGGCGATGTCCACCCATGAGTCCTCATGCGTGGGCGACACGACCAGGCGGCTGACCTTGAGCTGGACCAGGCACAACGCCACCTGCTCGGGCGTCACCTCCATCCCCAGCACCTCGGACCACAGCCGCCCGAGGCGGGCGAACGACTCGGTGGCGTCCCCGTAGCTGGCCTGGCGGTCGCCGCAGATCAGCGAGGCAGCGGTGGTCAGCACCTGCTCGCGGGGCTGCTGGTAGCTCGCCGGGTTGTTCGGGTCCAGCACCGGGGGCACCTGCGGCATGGTGTACCCCACGGTGTCGGGGTGGTCGGGGTCGGTCCAGGCCGGGTGGACGCGCAGCTCGTCGGCCTGCTGTTCCAGACTCGGCGGCGCGAGGTAGGCGCACCCCTGGACCGCCGTCTGCGGGCACGGGTCGCCGGGCGGGCGCGGGCAGCGGTAGCAGTGATCTGTCCGGCGCGGCACGTCGGGGTCGGGGACCTCGGCGTCCACCAGCGGGCGCACGGTGTCGGCGGTGGCCCGGCCCTCGTTGCACGGGTGGCCGTCGCTGTGGGTGTGCGGCAACACCTGGCCGGACGGCAGCGTGGGGCACGGGCTGACCGGCTCGGCGGGGCGCACCTCGGCGGCGTCGGTCAGGGTGTGCGTCCGCGCCGGGCAACCGGCCTTGATGAGGGGGCTGTGCGGGTCGCAGATGCACGGGCGACGGTTGTGGTGCTGGCCGTCGGCGGCGCGTTTGACGGCCTCCACGTCGGCGGCGATGTTGGTGCCCTCGGGCATGTGGTTCTCCTGGTACTCGGGTGGTTGTGGAGTCAAGACTGGCCAGCCTAGACCCTTGTGGGCCAACGTGTTTCGACCCGCTAGATGTTGTGGTGGGTGTTCGTGTCGGCTACTAGACCTTGGCCCAGTGCGACCCCATGTCCGCCCGGTCGGTGCGCAGGACCGGCGTGCGCCGGGACCACTCCACCAGGAACGGCGGCGGGGTGAGCATGATCTGTTGCACCTCCTCGGCCACCTCGGTGTCCACCACCACCTCGTCGTGCATGGCGAGCTGGAGGTGGTTGGCCAACCCCTGGCGCTCCATCTCGGTGATGGTGTGGGCCAGCACGTCGTAGGCCGACCCCTGGATGGTGTAGTTGACCGACTTGAACACCCCACCCTCGTCCACCGGCAGGATGCGCCCGCCGACGGTGATGGTGCGCCCGTGCATGTAGGCGACCTCCTGCACGCGGGCCATCCACGCCTCGCACCGCTTCATCGCCTCGAACATCTGCCGCCTGATCTGGGCGGCGGACTCCTCGGTGTGGCCGATGGTGGCGGCGAGCTTGGCGATGCCGGACCCGTACATCGTGGACAGCAGCACCACCTTGGCGGTGTCGCGGTCGCAGCCACACGACCGCATGATGGGGCCGTAAAGGTCCTGGCCCGCCTCGTAGGGCGCGAGGAACGCGGTGTCCCCGGCCATGTTCGCCATCGTGACGGGTTCGATCTGGGACCAGTCGATGGACGTGAGTCCCTGGCCGTCGTCGCAGATGATGGGGCGCGCCTCGGCCTTGAACTGCTGTAGCTCGGGGGACCCGTAGCTCATCCGGCCCGTCGCCGACGCGCCGAGGACGGCGACCTGCGGGTGGCACCGCCCGGTGACCGCCGACTGCCGTTCGACTTTCTCCAGGTACCCCATGACTTTCTCGATGGTGGCGAGTTTGCGCTGCGCACCTGCCAGGCTGTTGACCTCGGCGAGCGCGTCCAGGTCGGCCTTGGTCGCACGTAGCGCGCCCTTGGGGGTGCGCGGCCACGGCTGCGGCAGCTCGCCCCGAGCGTCGAGATACTTGACCAGCGCCGCGCCCTTGCCGGTGCCGCCCTCCAGGCCGTGGACCGCCAGCTCGGCGATGGCCAGGTTGCGCTCCACGTCCACCTCCTCCTGGTACCGGGTGAGGTAATCGCGGTCCACATTGAGGCCGACCGCCGACCGGCGCAGCATGACGCGGTGGACCGTCTCCTGCTCGCCCAGCTTGGCCTCGGCCTCGCCCCGCGTGCTGGCGGCGGCGACGGTGTTGACGAACGGGTGGTCCAGGGTCCAGGCCACCGCCATCTCGCGCACCACCGGCTCAAGGCGCAGCGTGGCCACGGTGTCGGCCATCGCCCCGAACCGATAGATGGGCGCGTCGATGTCCATGCCCTCGAACCCGTCGGCGTTCGTCTTGTACCCGGCAGCCTTGAACGCGCGCTCCATGCCGCCCTTGCTGTCGGTCCAGCCGAGGAACTTGGTGGCGAGCTGTTCGAGTTTCTTGCCCTGGCCGTATGGCGGCGGCTCGGGGAGGGCGAACCGCGCGATGACCACCGTGTCGATGATGCGGGCGATGTCGGCATCGGTGAGCAGCGCGGCGTGGTACAGCGGCGGGGTGTCGAACGCGGCGTTGTGGAACACGATGGCCCGCGCCAGCGACAGCAGCGACCGGGCGGCGTCGTGCTGCGTCTCGTCGCGCGCCGGGTCCAGCAGGATGGCCTCGGTGCCCGACCCGTCCGGCCAGTCCCACGCGGCGGTGAGGCAGTTGATCTCAAACGACCGCTCCAGGCCGGGCGTCTCGATGTCGGCGGCGATGGTGATGGTGCGCCGGTCGGCCCGCTGGAACCGCTCCACGGCCTCCAGCGCCTTGGCCCCGGTGTTGAGGTTGGCCCCCAGCACCGGGTCAAACCAGCGGCGTGACGGCACCCGAGGGGCGCGGACGTTGAGGTCGGCGACAGCGTGTCCCGTCACTGCTCGTTCTCCCACCACACCTGGTCTACCGCGTACATCAGCGCGGCGCGCGAGACGCCGACCGACTTGAGGGCGCGCAGGCGCTCGGCCAGGTCGCCGAGGCTGGGTTCCTGGTCCTCGCCCTGCGCCAGCAACGCGGTGGGGACGCCCTCGGCGTTGCCCTCGCGGTCGGCCTCCCACGCCCGATACGCGGCCACGGCGGCGTCGGCCTGCGCCTGGTACTCGGGCGACTCGGGGTCCGGCAGCTCAATGCACGTCTTGATGCCGTCGTTGAGCGCGTCGGCCAGCGGGTCGCGGTTCAGCCATTCCAGGTAGCGGTCGGCGTCGATCAGCACCGCCTCGGCGTCCACCCAGTCCCGAGAATTGACCGCGTTGCCAGCGGCCACACGGGCGGCGGCGTCGAGTGCCGAGGCGCGGTTGTACGCCCCGCCCCGGTCCAGCGTCTCCACCAGGGCGGGCACCTCGTCGCCCACCAGCAGCTCGGTGGACACGTCGCCCCAGCGGATGACGTGCGCCGGGTAGGTGACCCCGGCCTGCTCGATGGTCATGGGGTCCCAGCCGCCGGGGCTGATCCACACGTCCACGCGCGGGCTGCCGTCGTCGTAGCGGTCCACCTCGCGCCGGACGAACGCCACGGCCTCGCTGGTGGGGTCCCCGACGATGCGCCGCCAGGTGATGATGGTGCCGTCCGGCACGACGGCCAGGTGGTGCTCGTCCACCAGCACGCGGTCGTGGTTCATCGGTGCGCCCCCGGTGCCGGGTGGCTGCTGGCGACCGCCACGGCCATCTCGTAGGAGGCGAGACGGTCGGCGATGACGCGCGGCAGGCGCACGTCGTAGCTGCTCGTCAGCTCGGCGTCGGTGGCGTCGGGGTTCATCGACCGGCCCCGCCACTCCTGCTCGCGGGACTCGGCGTGTCGCATCTCGCCGGGCTGCTGGACCTTGCCGGACTTGAGGCGGCGCGGGCCGGTGGCCTTGATCTCGTCCAGCTTGCCGTCCACCCACCGGGCGGTGACGAACAGCGGTGCGAACGGCTGCGAACCATAGCGGTGTACCTGGTCGGGGATGACGCCCTCGGGGGCGGCGAACCGGGCGACGTGGGTGACGCTGATTTCGGTGTCCCCGCTGGCGTTCGTCTCCACGCGGGTGGTCGTGGTGGAACGCAGGAACGTGATGCGCCCCGCCTCCCCCGCGTCCAGGTCGGTCGTGTCGGTCATGGTGCTCCAGTTCGTGGTTGTGGTCTGGTGGGTGTGGCCGGTGGGGCTGGGTGCTCAACCCCACCGGCCCCGCGCCTGGCAGGCGGCGCGGTTGTCTACTTGGCGTCGATGTCGGGGACGATGGTCTGCGGGCGGAAATAGACCTTGTAGTGGTCCTGGCTCACCGCGATGGGGCTGACCTGCTCCACGAAGTACGAGACGCCCACGTCCAGGCCGAGGAAATGCTTTTTGTCGCCCTCGGGGGTGCGGCAGGTCACCTCCAGTTGGCCGCGCCCGTCGCCGTCGGCGGCGATGTCGCACCGGCCCTCGATGGCCAGCAGGTACTCGTTGGTGAACGTGTTGACGAACACGACCCGGCGGGCCACCTCGAAATTACCCGAGGCGCGGCTGATGTTCTCGGACACGGTGTCGGCGGGGGCCGAGCAGCCGACGAGGCCGAGGGCGGCACCGCCGACGGCGAGCGCGGCGGCGGTGTTGCGGATGGTGCGGTTCATGCTGGTGTTCCTCCTGGTTGTGGTGATACGGGTGGTGCGGGTGTTACTTGGCCGACTGCTGCCTGGTCTGCTCGCTGTCGTACAGCGCGAGCGTGGCCACGTCGTTGTAGTGCTCGGTCGGGCGCAGCGTCACCGGCTGGTCGTGGCGCAGCGTCTCCTCGCGCTCGGCACCGATGCCGTAGGTGACGTGGACATCCACGCTGTTCGCGCTGATCTGGCGCAGCTCGCCGGTGATGACGGTGGCCGTCTCGCGCAGGCTGTCCCACTGGCGGAACCGGATGATGGTGCCGATGTCCTTGGGGCGCAGGTCCCCGGCCACGATCATCGTGTTGCCGTCCAGGCCGTCGCGGCTCATCGGGCCACGCCCTGACGCCCGCCGAGGCGCTGCGGCAGCCGCATCCCGTGGAGGTTGGCCGTGCAGCGCAGCACGTCGTCGGCGTGGGTGCCGACACGGTAGACGCCGTTGGCCTTGACCCCATCGACGTGGTTGACGGCGAACACGCGCCGCGAGTCCTCGCCCCAGTGCGGGTGCATCACCTGCGTGTAGTCGTCCCACATCGCCTGGTACTCGGGCAGCAGCTCGGTGAGCATCCCGAGGTCGGGCGACTTCACCCAGACGTGCTCGGCGGGCTGGTACACCCGCGCGCTGCGGGGGTCCCGGTTGAGGTTGGGCGACTCGAACACCTCCACGATGCAGGGGAACCCCGGCGGCAGGACGAACCGCAGGCGGCTGCGCAGGTGCTCGGCCCGTACCCGGTCCTGCCAGTCGTCGCTCATCGCCAGGGCGCGCAGGTCGGTCACGTCCATGTCGGCCACGATGTCGCCGCGCCAGTACCAGGCCAGCCCGTCGGTGTCGTAGCGGTGGCTGTCCCCGGCGGTGCCGGGGTCAAACACCAGGCTGTGGTCGCTCATCGCAGCACCGCCGGGGCGGTGTTGTCGATGACCAGCGCGGACGACTCGCCCGTGCTGAACCACCAGTTGCCGGTGTCGGTGTCCAGCCACATGCCGATCTGGCCGGGCTGGTCCGAGCAGTCCTCCACCGCGCACACCGGGATGGCCTCGGGGTGCGGGATGTCGGCGAGGTCGATGGTGGCCGGGCCGGGGTCCGCGCTCGCCTGCGCGGTGATCCATCCCCCGGCGGGGACGCCGATGGCCAGCCCGAGGGCGAGGCCGGTGCCGAACGCGATGCGCTTGGCGGCTGTGGTTGTGGGCATGTTGCTCCAATCGGTGCCCGGCGGGTCCATCCCGTCGCGGGTTAGTCATGTATACCCCAGCGCGTGCCGGGCTGTCTAGCTGTTCCCCGAAACGGTCGGGTTTGTGCCGTGCCGCCGACCCGTCGCCGCCCACCGCTGGCCGCGCTGCGCCTGGTACAGCATGGCGATGCGCCGGGCCATGTCGTGCGGCAGCAAACCCATGATGACCCCGAACTCGGTGCGCATGTCGTAGCCACCGACGGGGCCGGGGTCGGTGACGCCGGGGCGCACGCGGCTCATCAGTTCCTCCACCATCGCGCAGAACGGGCCGAACTGGTTGGCGTCCACGGGACGGCTCACCGCCGCGCCGAGGGCGAACGCGAGCACCGCCGTGGGGGCAGCGGACAGGGGTACGTCGGTCGCGCCGAACCGGGGGCCGGGCGCGGGCAGGTTGTCGGTCATCCCCGCAGAGTACCCCGAACCCGTCGGGATTGTGGCCTGCGTCGTGCGCGCGGGCGGGCGCGTGCGCGCGTCATCCAACACCATCGCCCCATACATTGTCAAATGCGAATATGTGCATGAATCGGGGACCTTGACAAGGTGGTGTAATGTCTGCGCCAGCGACAGACATCACCATCCCCCTCGTCTGCGGTCAGGACTTGGACGAAAAATCGACCGAGTGAGTGACCCGGCCAGGGTCCAGGGGACCCGGCTGCCCGCCCTTGACGGGCACCCTCCCATTGACGGGGGCAGCCGTCCGACCACATCGAGACGGTCGTGGGATATGAGGTTTACGAACTAACCTCGGGGGCGTAGAGTTCGCACGATGACCACAACCACGAAACGCGCAGCCGCCCGAGGCAAGAAAGCCAGCACGCCCGCCGTCGAGATCATGGACGAGACGCTGGAGGAGTTCGCCGCCCAGATGGACGCCCACCTCGGGCGCACCACCGGGGTCGCCGAGGCCGTCAAGAACTGGCGCAAACACACCGACGAGGCCAACGCACTGGCGAGCCGGGGGCCGTACCGCCAGGCCATCCACGACAAGCTGGACGCCTACATCGCCGCCGACTCGGCAGCGGTGGAGGGCCAGCCCCTCGGTCACCGTCGGGTGGGCGGTGGGACGAGGACCGTGCTGCGGTCGGCGGCGGTGAGCAAGGCGCACCCCGAGCTGTGGGCAGCGGCGCGCCCCGTCATGCGCATCATGGCCGTCAAGCATCACCTGGCCGTGCCCCCGACGCTGCGGGTGCCCAGGATGCGGACGGCAGCCGAGGCGTGGGCGGCGCTGAAACTGGCCCAGACCAGGGCGACCAAGGCCAAGGCGGCGGCGAACGAGGCGCGCGAGCTGTTCCTGGCGGCGGTGGACGAGTGCGCCGATGTGTGGGACGGCAGCGCCCGGCTGACCGCCGACGGCTGGACCGTGGGCGTCACCGAGCAGCAGCGGTTCAGCGAGGCGGTGTGCCGCCAGCTCGCGCAGCAGCGGGGCATTGACCTGTCGGCGGTGGAGGAGGAGACGCACAGCGATGGGCGGCTGGTCTACGCGCTGGGCGACATCCTGGCGATGGACGAGGACGCAGGTGACTAACCCGACGATTTCGGGTTAGCATGATGACCATGAGTACCCGTAGCCGCACCCGCATCGCCTCGCCGGGCAAGGTCCTGACCGTGCTGCTGCCCATCAAAATCGCCCCTGACCAGCGGCAACGCTTCAAGGTCAAGGCGGCGCAGCACGGCAAGACATACGCCGAGATGCTGCAAACGTGGATGGACCAGGACGACGCCCGGCTGGAGCGAGCGCAGCGGGCGCAGGCGCATCCGCTCCACCGACCCAACGAGGCCAAGAGCATTTACCCAGGAGGCGGCACCCGATGAACCAACCGATGCACCCGCCCCGGCCCGCGCCGCCCGAGGGCACCCCGGTGTGGACCGGCGACCCCGTGCGCTGCGGCGAGTGCCGAGGCATGGGCCGACCCGTCCACACCCATGACGGCTGGCGGCTGCCGGTCCACGCATGGGGCAAGGGCGGCAAGGTGGCATGTCCCAACAGCCTGGCGGCAGTACCCGTCACCGGGGTGCCGACATGAGCGCGACCGAGATGCACGACGACGAGGTGCGCGCCCGGCTCGGCCTGGAACCCCTCGGGCGTCCGATGACGATGGAGGAACGCATCACCATGCTCAACCTGCGGGCGATGCCGGAACCCCACGACGAGGCCGAGCTGGTCGAGACGGTGGCCGCGCAGCTCAACCCCGACGCCGACGCGCCGCAGTGCGGCGAGGCGTTCGACCATGACGAGGATGTCGTGTACGAGGACGCCACGCTGGTCCAGTGGGTGTGTCGGCGCTGCGGTGCCGAGGGCTGGAGCGACAAGGACCTGGAGGACGACGACCGATGATCCTGCTGATACTCGCCGCCATGTTCATCGGCGGGCTGGTCCTGCTGGACGAGGGCGGGCGCAAGTGGACCCCGCAGTCGGTCGTCGGCGGGCTGCTGGTGCTCACCGTCGCGGCCATCGTCGTGGCGGCGGTGTTCGACCTGGCCAAGGTCTGGACGTGAACATCACCGAGGCCATGACCCGGCCCGACCGCTGGCAGCCGATGCAGACCGACTCGGGCAACTGGCGGGTGGGCCGCATCGTGGACGCCTCGGGGTCCATCGAGTGGCACCGGGGTATGCCTCGGTTCGGCCATCGGTACAACCGGGGCGGCATCATCACGCTGCGCCGTCACGACCATGCGATGGCCCGCGCCGGGGCACTCAACCGGGCCGACGCCGAGGCCAGCCGATGACCGCCGTGGGCACGCTGTGCCCCGAGCTGGGTGCCGACGAGCGCGACGGCACCGTGTGGGCCGATGTCAACCTGGCCCTGTGGTCGCCCATCCCCGACCAGTGGGGCGGCGGCTGGGTCGTGGTCATGCGCGAACCGTTCAGCATCACCCAGTGCCACATGGCGCAGGCAACCCGTGAGTTCGGCCCTTACGTGGCCGTGCTCGAACCACCGAACACCGAGGAGGCGCAGGATGGGGGTGGACTACGTGGCGATTGAGCACGACCGTGGCGGCAAACCCGTGGTCCGCGCCCGCCAGGACCGGGCAACGGCGTGCTACTACCCCGGCAGCCACCGGGTGGTGCTCGTCGCCGACAAGGGCGACATTGACGCGGCGTTCGCCGCGCTCACCGAGCTGCGCGACCACCTGGCCGCGCAGGGACGAGGCGATGGGGGTACCCCGACACCATGACCACCGCACTGGCTGACCCCGCCGACGACGGGGAGGACGACGAGCTGGCCCGCCAGCGCGAGCGCCTGATGATCCGACGCACCACCGTGATGTTCATGCGCAACGCCGGTAGCACCTGGCCGACCATCGCCGCCGAGGTCGGCGTCAGCGAGGCCACCTGCCGCAAGGACTACGCGGTGGTGTGCCGCGACATCAACGCCGAGCAACCGGCCAACATCGTGGCCCGGCACCGCGCGGTCATATTCGACATCCAGCGCGCCAACTATCCGGCCATGATGCGGGGCGACAAGGACGCCGCGCAGACCATCCTCAAGGCGCTGGACCGCGAGGCCAAACTGCTCGGCCTGGACGCGCCCACGCGCATCCTGGCCAACGTCTCGGGCGAGGAGTTCGCCAACGAGGCGGCGCGGCTCATCGCGCGCATCAACGAGCTGGACCCCACAACCATGAAGGGACTGACCCGTGTCCGACCAGAAAACCCCGACATCATCGACGCCGAGGCCGTTGACCAACCTGATGGCCTACCGGCTGCGCAAGGCGGCGAGGACGGCAGCCTCGCGGGTGGGGCTGGCCCCGCCGACGACGCCGCCGATGCCAGCGCAGGACATGAGGCCGGACGTGCCCGAGGCGTACAAGGACACGCTGGCGACCCCATCGACCCCACCGACCTCGGCGGTTGGTCCAACATCGAGGACGACTGACCAACCGGCGGGCACCGTGCGCGAGGGCGTCAGCCACACGGCCACGCTGCTGGAGCGCCACCACATCACCATCCCGGTGGGCGCGACCAACGACAACGTGGCCGTGGCCCGGCTGCACGCCGAGGCGTGGGCGCGGGCGCACGGGTTCGACATTGCCGCCGGGTCGTTCCAGGTGCTCCAGACCCGTGGCGCTCGGCCCGGCCCGGTCAGCCAGTACGTCGGGGTGGCGTTCGATGTCGTGGTGGGCAAGGGCGACATATGCCTGGACCAGCGCGAGCCGGGCAGCCGGGACACCTGGACGTGGAGTCAGGGCCACGCCGAGCGCGTCTGGCGGCTGCTCAACGGCGTCGTGGCCAAGGCCGGGGCGCGGGTCATCCGCCCGCGCGCTGACGGCCTGGCCTCGGTCACCGAGCTGCCCGGCGCGTCGTTCGGCAACCCCCTGCGCCACCCGAGCGCCGAGTGGCTGGGCGGCGGTGCGTTGCGCGGCGAGGGCATCAGCCCCGGCCCCATCCCCGGCGCGGGTCCGCAGTCCGGCACCGGCCAGTTGCCCCCGTGGTTCCGCCGTGGCACCGACGAGGACCCCGATGCGACGTAGCCGCCAGCGTCCCGCCCGCACCCCGTACCAGCTCGGGTGTGCGGTCGGGGCGTGGCTGTTCCTGCTCGCCGCCGTGGCGTTCGCGCTGTCGGGCTGCACGGCCCACGACCGGGGCGACGTAGTGGGCGCGGTGGCCGGTGTCGTCGTGGCCCTGCTCGGCGCGCTGGCGTGCGCCAGGACGGCGCGGACGGGCTGATGGGCCGGGGTGGTCGCCGCGCGATGGCGCGCAACCGGGCGATGCGCAAGGCGATGGGGTCGGTGCGGACGGCGGGCTGTCTGACGCCGGACAAACGCCGGTACCGCACCCTCGGCGAGGCGGTGGCCGACGCCGCGCGCCTGGTCCTGGAGGGGCGCACCGGCCTGACCCCGTACCCGTGCGGTCGCCACTACCATCTGACCTCATCGGCCCGGCGGGGGTAGTCGGCTATCCTGCGGTCATGGCCTTGACCCGTGACCAGCGCCGCGCGATGGAGCGCAGCATGGCCAGGATGCGCGAACGGCAGCACGCCGCCGCCATCCGGCCCACCAGCCCCGTGCCCGCCGACGCGCCGGTCCTGACGCCGGACGCCAACGAGGGGTTCGCCCCCGAGGGCGTCATGCGCGAGGAGGCACCGGCCCCGGCGGGTCCGCCGCCGGACAAGGTGCGCCGGGTCGCTGGCACGATGTGGTGGGCGGCGCAGTCCCCGGCCATCGCCGACGACCAGCGCGAGCGCATCCTGGAGGCGCGGGACGTGGTGCTCCAGGAGGCTGCCTCGGCATGACCCCGCACTGCTGGGCGGCTGTGCTCATCTCCTGCCTCGCCCTCGGGTTCGCCATCGCCGCGTTCTCGCTGGCCCTGGCGGCGATGCCATGACCTCGGCGGACATCCCCAAGTGGCAGCCCGACGAGCTGCTGGTACCGGCCATCCTGGCGGGCAGCCCCACCACGATGGACGACCTGACGCTGGCTGACCAGGCGTGGGTCGTGCTCCAGCTCAAGGACCTCGGCCACACCGCCGAGTACACCGCCGAACGCCTCGGGTGCTCGGTGCGGCTGGTGCGGGCGCGCATCAGCGACGACCTCGGCCAGGTCATGCGGCGATACATGGACACCGCCGAGCATTTCGACCGCGAGCACGCGATGGCCCACAGCGAGGTCCAACGCCTGGCCCGCGCCCTCGGCGAGGCCGAGCGCGACCGGGACCGATACCTCGGCGAGCGCAACCGGCTCATCGACCGGGCGATGTCCGGCGAGGGCGGGCCGGTGTTCCGGTGCGGGTGCCCGCAGACTCGATACAACACCTACGTGGCCCCCAAGACGGGCAAGCGAGGGTGTCGGCATCACCGCACCCTCGCCCAGCAGCGTTACCGCGAGCGACGGGCCGGGGCGCGGCGCACGCCGGTCACGACGTAGGCGCTGGCCTGGTCGCCGTTGTGGCAGTAGCCAACGCCCCACTTGGCCTCATAGCCCTTGGCGAATCGCACCATTGCGCGGGGTCCCTCGATGGCGGCGGCAGCCTTGTCGGCGGCGGTCACGGTGACCTTGCCGCCGGTACGGCCTCCATTCATGGTGAACGTGACGACGAACTGGGTGGCGGGGCTGGTCTGCGTGGTCATGCAGATGACAATACCGTAGAAGTCGGGAAACTACAACCCGAAACGAGAACACCCCCGACCTGGTGGCCGGGGGTGTCGGGGGTGTTCTCGGTGTCTCAGACGCGCCGCCCGTTGTGGGCCAGGTTGAACGCGATGACCTCGTTGAGGTGGGCGGTGGCTGCCTCCTCGGTGGGGCCGTAGCCGCTGGCGCTGGCACCGTGCTCGGTGATGGTGGCGCGGACGCGGGCGTCGGCGGGGCTGAAACGGTCGGTGGTGAAAACGATGTCCATGAACGTCTCGATTCTCTATTTAGGTCCGGCGGGTCTGTCCCGCCTACAAGAACCACAATACCGTATAAGTCGGGATTGTCAAACCCGGCGCGCACCCTCGGGGCATAGCCTGACGGCATGGCATCACGCGGCGGACGTTCCAGCGGCTCACTCAAGGGCGGGCGCAAGTCGGTGGCCCGGCGCGGCCACGGCGGACCCCGACTCAACCGACGGCTCGGCGGTCATGCGACGTTCGCGCGCTCGGGCACCACGACCCCATACGGGCCGGGCACGCCGAGCGTGAAGCGCCGCGACGTGTACGACGCGCTGCGCCGCAAGGGGTACAGCAAGGAAAAGGCAGCCCGCATCGCCAACGCCACGGCCAACGGCACCAACAGCGGCAACCGAGGGCGCAAGGGTCCGCGCGGACGCCGCTGAGTCATCACCGGGTCATCACAACCCGTAGCCGTTCAGCATCTCGCGGGCGTCGGCCTCGGCCTGCTCGTCGTCCTCGGTGTCGCAGCACATCGCGCAGACGATGGCCGGGTCCCCGTGGTTCCCGCGCCGCCCGTCGCACTCCACCGGGCGCTCGGTGTGGAACGCATCGAACTCGGCGAATATCCCCTCCAGGCTGGGTTCGGTGGGCCAGCGCACCGGCACCGTGGCCACGATGGGCACCAGCGCCGCGCCAGGTGCCTCGGCGACGGCCTCCAGCAGCTCGGCCACGCCGGTCGCGGGCTGCTCGGGCAGCGTCCCGTCCACCGTCCGGCAGTCGCGGCAGCGGTACAGCCCGGCCTCGGTGTAGGCCATCAGGCGGCGGTTGGGCGTGCGGTTGCACCCCTGGCACCAGTCGTAGGTCTGGCCGTCGCCGCGCCAGGGCGTGTCCAGCTCCAGGATGGCGCGAGGGACCAGCGGGCGGCATGAGCATCCCGGCGTATCGCACAGCTCGGCGTGGCCGGGCGCAGGCGTCACCGGGGCCGGGCGGCGTGGGGTGTCCGCCGTCGGCCAGGACCGGCCCACGTCGGCGACGAACGCCTGGTACGCGCTCGCCGCCTCGCGGGCGACCTCGGCGCGGATGCGGGTGCGGTCGTGGGTGTACTGGAACACCCCCGCCGCACCGGCCAGCGCCCCGGCCCCGCCGATCAGTTGCAATATCAGCTCGGTCGTCACCACTCCACCTCCACGACGGTGCAGCCGACGGCGTGGCCGTTTCGGCGGCTGAACCAGAACTCAACGCCGCACGTCTTGCACATCCCGTCCTCGGTGAACGGGTCGGACTCGGCCCGCTGCTCGGCGCGTTCCCGTGGGCCGGACTTGTGCGAGCACGTCGCGCACTGCGGGCGGATGTTGGACCGCACGTAGCGCCCGCCCTTGTAGCCGGGCACGATGCGGTCGCTGACCACCTCGTCCTCGGTGAGCAGCTTGCCGCACTCCCAACACGGCACCTTGACGCCATCGCCGCCGAACCCGGCGCGCTCGCTGACCAGCCACGCGCGGCGCGCCCGGCGGTCGTAGCTGTTGCCTCGCTTGTCGTCGCCCGTGAACTGGCGGGACACCCCCATCAGCGCACCTCCTCGCGGTCGTGCTGCGGGGCGCACAGGTCGGCGCGGCGGTGCATTGGCTGCCAGCACGCCGGGCATTGCCACAGGTCGGGGTACATCGGGTCCGGCGTCGTCAGCTTGGTGCCCGACCCGATGCACGGCACCCGGTACCGGCGGCGTCTCCAGCGTGGCATCAGTCCAGCCTCCCATCGGTGGCGCTGGGCGGGTCGAACACCAGCCGCCAGCCCTGCGGCGTGGCGAGCACGACCCAGTGCCAGCGCGGTGCCCACTCGGGGCAGCGGATGGCCACGTCGGCGTCGAACAGCGCCCGCACGCCCTCGTAGGTCGGCATCGCGGTCACTCCACCGTCCCGTCGTAGGTGAACCGCCCGAACCAGGTGCGGGACTTCACGTAGCGGTGTTTGAGGATGGGCACCTCGCGGTCGCCGGTCACGTCGTCCCAGATGTCCGGCGGGGCGGCGTACTGGGCGATGGTGATGGCCGACAGCGTGTCCGGCACCTCGCGGCGCTCGCCGTCCAGCGGGCCACCGAACAGGACCACCTCCACCGTGCTCACCTCGGCACCGTCCCGGCTCGGCGTCGGCGGGCGTCCAGGCTGGCGCACGTCGGCGTGTGGTCCTCGTCGTCGTGGGTGTTGCAACACCGCCGGATGGCCCCGCGCGCCGTCTCGGTGGGCACGGGCGCGCCGCAGATGACGCACGACGGCCACCCGAACCCGCCCGAGGGGTCGGCGTAGTAGCAGCGGTGTCCGGCGGTCATCGTCGGCCCGGCCTGGTCAGGTTGGTGGCGCACGTCCCCGGCTCGGGCTGCATCCGGTACACGTCCCCGGTGAAGTGGCCGACGTAGACCATGCCGCCGGGGTACTGACGGCGCGCACCCTGCTCGGGGCGGCGGTGCCGACCGGCGTAGTTCCAGTGGCTCACCGGGCGGGGTATCCGCATGTGGAACAGCAGCACCTCGCCGTCGCGGGTGAACCGACGCCAGGGAATCGGCCCGGTCACCGTGGTGTAGCCGTCGCGGGCGGTGATGTTGCGCTCGGCGAACATCAGCTCCATGTCGTGGCGCGGGGCGCGGTGCTTGGCCCGCTGGTGGGCGGGTTCGCGCGAGGTCCCCGTCCAGTGCCGTCCCTCGTCGCCGTAGCCGTACCGGCTGGAGAACGTCCGGCGGTCGGCCCTCATCGGTCGCACACTCCAGGGCGGTGGACCAGGAAACAGTCCAGGCACACGACCTCGCCGGGGTGGACCTCCAGCTCGGCGGCGGTGATGGTGTCGGCCTGCGTCGTCTTGCCCGCCCAGCCCTCGCCCGGCTCGCGCGGGTCGAACGGGCCGTTTCCGGCGTGCTGGTCGTCATGCCAGTGGGCAATGGCCTCCAGGCTGGCCGGGTCCCCCTCCTCGCCGAACAGGGCGAGGAGGTCGGCCTGGCCCTCGCACACGCCGCAGCGCAGCCCCGGCATCACCGCGTGCCGCCCTCGGTCAGGTCCATGCCGACGCCGAGCACGCCGTCCCGCAGGTCGGCGTCGGTCGGGTCGCCGACGGCGCAGGCGGGGCACGACGAGCGCGGGGCGCTGTGGCCGGGCGCGGCGACACCGACCGGCAGGCCGTCGCGGTCCTCGGTGGTGCGGTCGCGGGCCATGCGCTCGCGGCTGGTGCGCCCGAGGCGGTCCAGGACGCTGTTGCGGTTGGCCTCGCGCTGTTCCTCCAGCAGCTCGGTCAGTTTGCCGTCGATGGACTTGAGGGTGGACAGGAACTCGCCGACGGTGGCCGGGATGTCCAGGTTGCCGATGTTGATGCCGGGCAGCTTCATGGTGCGTAACGTCCTTTGCTGTCGATGTTGAGTCCGCCCCGCCGTAGCCGGGCGATGTCGTTGGCGCGGGCGCGCCAATCGCTGGGGGTCCCGGCGATGCCGCCGAGGTATTCGCCGTCCAGGTAGACCTTGTAGTGTCCATCCTTGCCACGGTGGGGCCGGACTTCACCGCCCGCCGCGCGGATGGCGTCCAGCAGCTTGCGGGTGTCCTTGTTGGACCCCCGGCACCCGGCGGCGCGCTTGCTGCCGGGCTGGGGTTCGGGGCGGGTCATTGGCCCGTGGCCTGCCACTCGCCGGTACGCCGCGAGCGCATCGCCAGCGTCTCGCCGCTGATGCGGTAGACGCTGCCGAGGACCCCGGTGTCCACGATGACGACCTCGGGCGCATAGGGCGGGTGTCCGAGGCGGTGCTGGGGCGGTCGGATGCCCTCGGCGGCGAGCACGGCCAGCCACTCCTCGCTGGTGCCGCTGAACTGGTCCGAGTCCGGCTGGTTGGCGTCCTCCCACGTCTCGCCGTCGATGCGGACCCACTCGGGCTGGTGCGTCATCGGGCACCTCCACGCGCGAGGTAGCCCCGGTAGACCATGACGGCCAGGTCAATGTCGCTGTTGGCGGCGACCTCGGCCAGGCTGCGGATGTCGCCGTTGTCGAACTGCTCGGGGACGAACGTGCCGACCGCGACGGCGCAGTGGACGTAGTGCGGGAACTCATGGGCGTCCCGCGTGAGGCAGGTGCAACGGTCGTCGTCGCCTGCGTTCCAGTGGTTCATCGTGACCTCCTCGGGCGGGTCGTTCCCGCCTACACCAAGGACAATACCGTACAGCTCGGGATAGTCAAGCCTTGCACGCTGGTTATTTCTGGGTGATGACCCGGCCAGCGCGCGGCAAAGGTGCCGACTTGGCGGGTACCGACTTGGCGGGTGTCGGCCTCGCCGGTACCGCGTGCTTGCGGGCCACCCCGTCCTTGCGCGGGGCCAGGCGCTTGCCGCAGACGGCGCAGGCCACGGCGGCGGCGTAGCGGACACCCCCGTGGGGTCCCGTCCACCAGACGGGCAATGTCCGCTCGCCGACGCCGGGGCACTGCACTACTCGCCCCCGTGCTCGGCAGCCGACCCGCCGAACCCGCCGTTGTGGAACCCGCCGTGTTTGGCTTTGGCCGAGAACAGCGGGCGGCGCGAGGACTGCCACGCCACGGGCATGAACCCGCCCGCCGACATGAAGCTGTCCAGCCCCTCGAACAGCTCGGCACCGCGCTCCACGTCGGCCTGGCTGATGCGCTGCTCGCTGCGCACCCTGGCGACCAGGGCACGCAGCTCGCGCAGCGTCTCGTCGGGGTCCACTACGGCCTGTCCTGCGCGTCGTAGACCGGCACGGTGCGCCGCACGCGCCCGTAGCGCGCCATCTCCTCGGCCACGGGCGGCTCGGCCCCGGCTGGCATCAAGGACCGGCTGTCGGTGAACTGGTACAGCGTGTGCCAATTGGCCTCGCCGATGAAGTTGAGCAGGCCGGGCCAGTTGAAACGGCGCGTCTCCTGGCCGGTGACGGCCCACCGCGTCACGCGGGTGCGGCCACGGCCCTCCTGCCAGCCAATCGCGGCGTAGGTGTAGACCCGCCCCGACTCGTACCGGCTGAACATGACGAACTCGGGCAGACCGGCCTCCACGGCGGGTTCCTGCGGACGGCGTGCCGCCTCCTCGGCCTGGCGGGCGGCGAGCGCCTGCTGTGCCAGCTCGTCGGCGATGGCCCGCGCCCGGCGCGCCTCGGCGTCGATTTCGGCGGACGTGCGCACGCCGGACAGCCGCGAGGGGTTCGGCAGCGCGTCGGCCTCGGGCGTTTCGGAAAATGACATGGGTACCTCCTGGTGGTTGTGGTTGTCGTGCGCTCCTCGCGGTGGTCCCGACCCACCCCCGCCACCCTGCGCGGGGCGGCGGCGCTCCATGCGCTACGAGGACTGCGCGCGTTGGCCGGTCGCGCCCCCGGTGCAGCCTAGTCGGGCAGCTTGGCCCCCTCGATGTGGTTGACCCAGTTGATGACCTTGAGAACGTCCAGGCCGTTGGCGTTGTCCAGGTCGATGACCGCCACGCGGTCGGTGGTGCCGTAGGACAGGTTGGCCACGGTGCCCGCCACCCAGTTCGGGGTCAGCTTGTGCCAGGTGACGCCGCTGCGCTGGTCGTTCTCGTTGCCCTCAAACGGCGGGCGGATGCTGCCGTCGGTCAGGCCGATCATCATGTCGAACAGGATGGCCTCGCCGGACTCCACCCGGTCGCTGCTGCTCATCTTGCCGGGAATGGTCGGGTAGGTGCTGCCGCCGTCGGTGCTGGGTCCCTTGCGGTCGGGGGTGCCGGTGACGATGGCGATGGTGGCGGACATGGGGTTCTCCTCGCGGTCGGGGCGGGTCGTTCCCGCCTACAAGAAAGACAATACCGTATCGGTCGGGATTGTCAAATCGCCTGGTTGCAAGCGGTCACAGCGTGCCCATCAGCCAGCCGACGGGCAGCGCCAGGAACGGCGCGACGACCAGAATGGCCCCCATCTCGGTCAGGAACGAGCTGCCCCAGCGGTCGCCGAGCAGGACGAGCACCAGGCCGATGAGCACCAGCACGCCGAGACTCACCATTGCCGAGGCACCCCCACCACGATGTCCTGGCCGAGACGCCGGGCGTCGGCGGCGATGGCCAGCATGTCCCGTTGCCACGGGGCCAGCCCCGTGCCGCCCAGCGCCTCGTATGTGGTCGCCAGCTCCAGCCAGCGGCGGCGCTCGCGCTCGGGGGCCAGGATGGCGTCCAGCTCGCCGAGGGACCACCGTGTGGCGAGCCGGGCGACCCTGCGCGCCCGCAGGCGGTGGCGCTGGAGGCGTAGACGGCGCATCACGGGACCACCAGCCGGAACTCGCTGCGGAGGAGGCAATGGCGCTTGCCGCGCGTGGTGCGCAGGCAGAACAGCGGCGTGCCGTCGCCGGTCGTGGTGGCCATCGTGATGGTGGCCCGCATCCCGGCGTACTCCACGACATCGCCCACGACGACATCGGCGCGGAACGGGTCGCCCACACGCGCCAGGATGGCCTCAAACGCCGCGTGCTGGGCGCTGGCCTTGGTCGTGTGCCCGGCGGTCGCCACGCACGGCCCGAGGGCGCGCCAGGCGGGTCCGGTGACCGGCCCACGCTCCACGGTGTACGCCCCGGCGCGGTACTGGCTGTCCTGGTCGCCCCGGTGCCACTTCATCGGGCCACGCCGTCCTGATAGAACACGTCCCGGCCCTGCTGGCTGTAGTACGCCCTGATGCGGGCCGATAGCGTGGCGATGGGCCGGTTGAGTGCCTTGGCGGCGTCGTGCTCGCCGGACGCGGTGAGGATGGCCTGCGCGGTGGCGAGGGTCTGCCGCGTCTTGCTCGCGCGGTTCACCCCCGACCGGCTGGTGATGGGTTTGGCCACATCGGCGACGTGGCTGGCGGTGATGCTCATGGGGGTCCTCCTGGTGGTTGTGGGTTACAGCAGTCGGCTGATGCCGGTGGGGATGCGGGCCGAGCCGCCACACCCGCACAGCGTGCGGGCGGCGTACTCGGGCGAGGGGCAGCAGGCGTTTGCGTGGAACTCGTCCCACCACTCCTCGCGGGTCATGGCCTCGGCGAACGCCTGGCCGAGGTTGGCCGGGCGCGCCATCAGCCGCACGCCTTGGCCATGCGCAGGTACTCCCACCCCTGCGCGATGAGGTCGGCCTGGATGTCCTCGCCAGCGAACAGCTCGGCGCGGTCGGCCATGTCCTGCGCCGCCTGGAGCAGGATGGACTTGCGCTCGGCGAGCTGCACCCGCGCCTCGGCGGCGTTGCGGGCGGTGAGCCGGGGGAGAGTGAGCGTGGTGTCCATGTGGACCTCCTCGGGGTCAGGGCGGCGGGGCGGTCCCGCCTGCTGATGAGAACTACTTTACCGTAAAACTCGGGATTGTCAAACCGGCACCACCACGCTGCCGGTCATCTTGTGTTCGCGCTGGTAGGCGCGTGCCTCGTCGTAGCTGTCGAACGGCCCGTAATCGCCCATGTCCCACTCGATGACGTGGGGGCGGGCGTCCGCCGCGCCGGTCATCGGCGTGCGGCGTAGCGCCGCCAGTTGCCGTTACCGCTGCCCTGGACGAACATGCCCCGCGCGTCCAGGTAGTCCAGGACGCTGCGCACGTCGTGGCTGTCGGCCTTGACGATGCGGGCGAGCTGGCTGGGGCTGTAGTCGCCGCCGCGCTCGGTCAGGGCGGCGTCGATCTTGCCGACGAGCCGGTTGCCCTCGGGGGTCAGCAGGCTGTAGACGCGGCGTCCGCCGATGACCTCCACCGGGCTGGTCTGGTCGATGACGTTGCTCATGGTGTTCCTCCTGGTCCGGCGGGTCGTTCCCGCCTCACATGAACCACAATACCGTAAAAGTCGGGAAAGTCAAACCCTGGCCAGATTATGCGTCTGACCAGGGCCGACGAGTCGTCTACCGTGTCTGCGCGATGATCGAGAACCGCAGCCCGCAGACGTAGCGGCTGACGACCTTGTGCGGGCCGGGGTTCTTGCGCGGGTCCAGCTCGCGCACCTCGGCGGCGACATCCATGAGCGCGGTGGCGCGCTTGAACGCCCACAGGTCGCCCTCGTTGGTGACGCTGCGGCCACGGGTCAGGTAGTCCGCCTCATCGCGCACGTACATCTTGAGGGCCGTCTGCGCGGCGGCGAGGTCGGTGCCCTGGTGGATGCTGACGTGGGCCATTGCGCGGTCCTCGTCGCTGGCCCGGCTGTTGTCGGTGTCCCGCGTGACGTAGAACGTGGTGACCGGCTCGGCCTTGGCCGGTGCCTCCAGGACCAGCCCGCCGTCGGCGGTGGGGGTGCCCTCGGCCAGGATCGCCTCGGCGGCGTCCACGTCGGCCTGCTCGGTCATCTCGGCCTCGGCGACAGCGGCGCGCAGCTCGGCCTCGGACACGACCGGCACCACGATGATCTCGAAAAACGTCTTGCCGTCGCAGTACGGGACGCCGACGCGCCACCGCTTGGATTCCTTGACGGCCAGGTCCTCGCGCCCGTTGAACGACAACTGGCCCCAGGTGGCCGTCTCGCGGGTGTCGCCGTGGAGGCACAGCACCGCGTGGGTGTAGACGCGGGCGGTGCCGCGCTTGATCTGGGTGCCGTCGGGGGCGGTGGCGATGAAGGTGGTTTTGGTGGCCATGTCGGTCCTCCTGCTCGGGGCGGGTCGTTCCCGCCTACAAGAACCACAATACCGTAGAAGTCGGGAAAGTCAAACCCCAATTCCGCGCAGATTTCCTCCAGGTATTTCGGGGTCCCCTGGTACCGACCCCGGCGTCCGGCTCTGGTGTCGAGAATACCGTAAAAGTCGGGAAAGTCAACCCCGTTCCCGCGAGTTTCCCGAACTGGGCGGTAGACTGCGGGC